GCCCAGGTTCGCGAGATGAACATCGACCCGCAGGACCGGCGCAAACTCCTCACTGCCATTCGTCTTCTCCTTTAGCTTGACGACGTTTCGTCTTCGACTATTCTGACGAGATGGAAGAACGCCGCCTCTATCTGTGGAAGCAATCATACTACGAGTTTGAATGGCGCGTGGTCCGGGGACCCCGCTATCGCTTCGTGGATGGTGGAAACTATTCCCGTCTCCCCTACGCGCGGAAGGCCCTGGAGAAGAAGTTCCCGGACCTCAAAATAATCGAAAGCAATGTCCCTCATTTCGTCCCGGAGCCGTTCGACTATCGCGCTCTCCTCAAGCTCATTGAGATGGAGAATATCGGGATAGACGAAGAGGATTATCGAGACGATGACATCTCGGTCTTGATGACGATCTGTCTCTTCCCCGAGGCACAGGTGATGATTCATCCTGGTTCCGGGCATCTCGGTGGTTCTGAGCACGGCCCCGCCCGCTGTTTCGATTATGAGGCATGGGAGGCACACGCCAGACCCAGAGGCTCAAAATACGCGGCGGCCATTCACAACCTCGGCTACGCCCGCGTCGAGGTCAACGATTTCGATATGATGACCGACGTTCTCAACCATGTACTGGGGGAGGAATACCGGCGCGATCAAGTCGAGTTCGACCGCAACTTCACCTACCCGGCTCCGCATGGGTGCTATCGCCGTTTCATCGAGCGCGAAGATCGGGGTTGGACGTGTGAGATATCTCACACCCCTAATGGTCCCGCCGTACTGATCGGCAGCGGACGGGAGCCCGGCCACGCCATGGCTGCCGCTCTGGTGCGCTTCGTCATGCAGAAAGTTTCCTTGACAAGGAAACGCGCAGGCATCAATATACCGGTATGAAAATCGGTCCCGTCGAACAGAGTGAAGACCACGCCAAGTGGAGCAACGTCCGAGACCTCATCTTCCCGATGCGGTTCTCCTACACGCTCGTCTACAGGTTCGAGGACAAGACCTACGAGGGTATCCAGCACGAACTCACCAACGGCGAAGAAGTCGGCATGGTCGCAATGGACCTCGGAAGCGTCTACACGATGCTGAACAGCGGCGTCCTGGTTCTCCAAGACGGCACTGTCCCGGCTCTGGTCCCCATCGACATCGAGCCCAGCCGTGGGTTCGGCGGTCCCGAGGATTCGAAGGCCGCATTGGCGTTCTTGGAACGCCGCCAACGCCAACCCTGATGGGCGAGTCAGTCCAATTTGACCTGATGAAGTATGACTTCCTCCTTGAGGGGTCGTCCTACCGGTTCATGCTTCCCTCTTCGGAAGAAATTTTCGACGAGTTCCACGACGTCCATGCAGAAATGGTTGAGCGGCTCCAAGGTCAGTTCTGCCTCACCTACGGGCGCGAGGACGGGCTTGCCGAGACCGAAATAGAACTCGTGCTCCACTATGAACTATTGTCGGACGATACCATCATCCTCGCTTACCTCATGGAGGTCGGGGCGTGGGATATCCGCGAGAAGAAACCGCAGTTCGGGCCGCTGAAGCCGCCAGGACCGCCGCCTGATTGGTTGTTGAACCTCGGAAAGCTGTGGCCATAAATAGGGCATGGCCCTAAACGAGACCCACTTCACCGACATGATGCCGAAGGCCTTCGCAGCCTTCCGTGAAAAATATCTCAAGATCGCGAAGACCCAGCCGAACCTCTATGTGCAGTTCACGCACAATCCCGAGGCGATGGACCGTAACCCCCATCCCAACCCCGACCACGCGGACCCCATGGGGGTCTACGCTTATCCGATCAACTACGTTCTCAACTACCCGGCCGACATCTGGTATGGCACCGCCGCCCCATATCTGCGCGTCCTGTCCAGCACGGCCCGCAACGTCCTCATCCTTCCCCAGGATATCCCCGATGAACGCGCGGCGGTTCGTGCGTTGGCCTACATGGGAATGACCCGCGAGGAAGCCGAGAACTCCTATGCCCTGGCCCGCAAGGTCTATCGGGACCGCGCCAACACGCCCTCCAAGATTTTCATGTCCGCCATGCAGATGGACCTCATCGCTGGCCCCACTGGTGTGTCGAAGAGTTGGGGCAAGGAGAAACCCGAGTACCGCACCCGTACCGCTCTTGAGCAGACTCAACTTCTTCGCCGGGCTGGCTACGACGCCGTGTCGGATACTGCCCGCCGCTCCACGCAGGCCACGATCAACTCTCGCGAGCCAGAGCAGATCGTCTTCCTGCACCGTGGTGCCTTCAAAGTCGTCGAGGTCATCGATCTCCGCAGTCCGCAAATCAAGCCCCACAAACTGGGACCGATGACCACGGTTGACCCCAGCGCGGAGGTGACCGAGCGTCCCTTTGCTCAGCAGATCGCAGAGATCATGGGGGACAAACTGATCGGCTCCAGAGAGACGTCGAGCCTGAACGGCTGGCACTATTACTGGACCAAGCAGGGTCGGCGAATCGAAATATATTTCACAGATACCCGCGAGTTCAAAGGGCTCGGTGAGAAACCCCACAGGGCCAACAAGCTCGCAGATAAACACGTCGTGGAAGTCAAGGTTCAAACCGAGCTAGGTGAGATGTGGGGCAACTACGACAGCAAGGCCAAGTTCGCCGACATCGTGCTCGACCTCCGCGAAGACTGGAACGCCCTCGTCGAAGAGCCCAAACAGACGGACTGGAAGCCGCAGACCCGTGAAGGTTACCACCAGGAGATCAAGGATAAGCGGATGGCTCACGCCAAAGCCCAGGTTGATCGGGAGAATACCGAACTCCGACAAGACATCCCTGAGATCATGGAATCTGTTCAGTGGCTGGCTGATCACTACAACGTCGATTTCCGGGTTCCAGAGGACGAAGATATTCGGTTCTGGTTCGCCAAGGGCTTGGCGGAGTTTGCTCGCTTCAAGAGCCGCAGCCACAAAGACGTTGACCCCGAGGCGGTCTTCCGTTGGATGGATGAGAGCTATTTTGATGCCCCGAAGCCCGAAGTAGCCAAGCCGACCTGGGACGCCTTCGTGCCCATCGCTCGCGCAGTATTGTCGGACCCCGCCCTCGCAAACAGCCGTTTCCTCTACGGGGTTTGGTGGCCGACGCGTGCCAAGGAAAAAATCCTCGGCGAATAATTGGTTGACGAAAACAATCCTCGGCAGTAGTCAGGGGGATGATCAAGATTCATAATCTCCGCGCCGGGTTCGCCACGAACTCTTCGTCGTCGCACTCCATCATCCTCCTGCCGGACTCGGTGGTGGGGCCCGTTTCGGCCGCCTATGATACGGACGCCGACGATGACTTCGGCTGGGGTGAGTTCTTCCTCGCCAGCCAGGAGGCCAAGCTCCGCTATCTGGCTGCGCAGATCGTGTCCCGCACGAAAGACGACGCGATCATCGCCCGGCTCCTTGCCGAAATGGACGTCCATGCTCCGCGCGTGGCCGATCAACTCCGCTTGGCCCAAGCGGGTGGCTTCCAGTATGGGGACTTCCCCTACGTGGACCACCAGTCCGTCTACGGCGCCATGGATGTCGAGGGCGTCGAGGAATTCGTCAAGTTCTTCATGAGCCCGCACGTCGCCATTCTGGGCGGCAACGACAACGCCGACTATGGCGTGCTCGACCGACCCAACTTCCCCAACGGCGCAAAGCCCTTCGACGGCGCGCAGGCGTATTTCGGTCGCGAGGGCGGCAGCAGTGGTCGTGTCCGTCGCGACGGCGAGTTCGTGACCATCATGGACGAATGGTCGGGCAACAAGGTCCGGTTCTCGTTCAACCCCGATGACCACGCGGGCCTCAACTACACCAAGGCGTCCGCGCCGGAACTCGTTGACGTCAAGATCACCAACTACTGCGCCAAGGGGTGCAATTTCTGCTACCAGTCCTCCACCACGGAAGGTCTGCACGCCCCCATGGCGGACATCCAGAAGGTCTTCGAGACGCTGGCCGCCATGGAGGTCTTCGAGATCGCCATCGGGGGCGGCGAGCCGACCTCGCACCCCGATTTCGGGAACATCCTCATTCTGGCCAAGGGCCTGAAAATGAAGCCCAACTTCACCACGCTGACGGACGCGTGGCTGGAAGACGACGCCCTGATCGACATCGTTCGCGAAACGGTGGGCGGCATCGGGGTGTCGTGCCTCGACAAGAAGGGTCTGGCCCTGGTCGAGAAAATCGACACCGCCCTCAAGGGCACGCGCGGCTACACACGGGTCAAGATCATGGCCCAGCATGTCGTCGGCAGCGTTCCGCTGGAGGTCACCGGGGAGTTCATCAACGCCGCCTTCGAGAAGGGCATCCCGGTCCTCCTGCTGGGCTTCAAGGACGTCGGCTTCGGCGCGACCTACAAGCGGCATGACGTCGGTGAGGTCGAGACCTTCCTCGCGCTGGCCGTGGGGCAGCACCACAAGGGCGTCAGCCTGTCCGTGGACACCGCACTCGTCGATACCTTCCCCGGCTTCCTGAAGGCCCTGAACGTCCCAGACGCGCTGGTGTCGTCGCCGGAGGGCAAGTTCTCCTGCTACGTCGATGCCGTGGAGATGACCATGGGGGCGTCGTCCTACGTCCAGCCGACCGAGATGGAGCCCTTCCAGGCCGACGTCGCGGACTTCAAGAACGCGTTCAAGGCCTACTGATGTCCACCCACTCGCCGAACTGTGCATACCTCCTCGTCGTAGACGCGGACCAGTATTCGGGCAACTACGAGCGTCAACTCACCGGGTTCTGCACCGGGGTCGATGACGGCACGCACGGTGACAAGGAAGGTGCTGACTTTCGTCGCTGGCTGGACGAGCATGGCAAATCGGTCTCGTGGAAGAAAATCAGCACGACGTGCCGGGATGACAAAAACTATCCCCGAGTCTGCACGATCTGGCCGTCGCCGGGACGCCTCAACAACGGCATGGGGTTCCATTACGACGCGGGCGACGAGGAGGCCCAAGCCAATGCGCGGCTGAAGGCTCAAAGGGATATGGTGGCCTATCAGAAACCCACCGTAGATCGCGCCCAAGCTCGCCTCGACGCCGAAGATTTCGAAGATGCCTCCAAGCCCGGTGCTTGGACGAAGGAGGCCTGTGAACGCACCATCGAGTCTTCCCTTCGGTCGATCAGCACTGCTGGGGACTTCGTCGGTTTCCCCGCCTACGAAAGCGTCGCCATCTTCCTGACCGCGAAGCCGTCCGCCGCCGACATGGCGATCTTCATGGAACGGCTCGCCGATTTCTCGAAGGACAGGATGGAGTTCGGCCGCCGAACTGGAAAGCCCCTTGTGGTCAAGCGCGTCTATCTGGCGGAGAAACGCGGCAAAGAGTTCGTGGAGATTGAAGAGATTGGGGCCTAGGCCCTGATGTTGCCGGACAGCAAACCGAGGGAGAGCCCTCGGGATGTTTTCGTGGTCCCCATCCTTGTAAGAGCGGAGATGGACCGAGCTACGGATTACGGCACGCCCTACCCCTTTTGGCCTAGTTGACTCAGACCACCGGTTGTGCAACCCTCGTTGGCATAAGTCGGAGGCTCCCCTAGTGAATGATACCCCAGAGAAGAAAAGCCACCCCGTGGATGTCCACGTCGGCGCGCGTGTTCAGCAGAAGCGGAAGTCGCTCGGCCTGAGCCAGACCAAGCTCGGCAAGGCCGTTGGTCTCACCTTCCAACAGATTCAGAAATACGAATCCGGCGCCAACCGGATTTCGGCGTCGAAGCTGTGGGAAATCTCACAGACGCTCTCGACCCCGCTGATGTTTTTCTTCGAGGGTCTCCAGGACCCGGTCGAAGAAGCGAATGATGAAACCGTTCGCCGCTTTCTCGAATCCGATGAAGGCCTCCTGGTCGCCAAATCGATCACCGGCCTGTCGCCGAAGATGCGCATCCGGGTGATCGAGTTCATCGACGGCATGGCCGACGACACCGACGAAGCGTCGGCTCAGTAAAGATCGTCATCGTCGTCCCAGGTTCCGGCCTTGGGATTGGCGATCAGGTGTTCCATGACGGGGAAGACCAGATTGGCCCAGAGCTTTGCGGTCTGGGAGGCCATGACGCGCCGCTCCACCATCTCGTCCACGACCGGTAGATTGGCCAGACGGAGTTCCCGCATGGCTGCAACGATGAAGTCGATGGGGATGATGGCCTCATCGCCGACTGTCCGCTCGTGTCCCCCGAAAGCGATGTCTGGAACCCGGCGCGCGACGGTATAGCGGAGCACGACATTCATGCAGGCATTGGCGGGCATCCCGCCCAACTGATGCGAAGATACGTGTGCCGCGATGGCGGCGATCTCCTGGCCGCGTGACAGGCGGTCGAACGACACGCCGATGAGATCGGTCAGGGCATCCGTCACGAGGCGACGGTCCATGCCTTTCACCTTGCCCTTGCGGATGACCTCTTTGGTCACCCCCTTGAGAAGTCCGATAAAGACCGGGGCGCCGGGGACCACGCTGCTGCCTTCGGCGAAGTTGACCAGTTTGGGGTCGCGTGAATAGACGGCCTCGTACTGCTTGACGAACGTGCAGACTGTCGCGGACAGGCCGTCAGTCGAGAAGTAGTGGCGGGACATGCGCGACCTCGAAGATGATTTCAACCATACTATTCGTCAGCCAAAGAACGGTCAAGCAATTCCTTGACAGAAAAGGGTAATATTCTATGCTGTCCCGATGATCGTTCTAGAACATACCGGGCAAGTCCGTTCAGTCGGCGAAGGGTTTGCGACCGCAGTTCTCCGGCATGGTCTTTCTATCAGGGCCGAGATAAAGCTCAGTCGGTCATTCGCCTTCGACGATATCGCCAAAGCCATTGAGGAGAGCGGCGCCGTTTTTGAGCCGTGGGTTCTTGCTGCGAGCCACCGCTTAGCTATCGCCTATTTCAGCACCGAGCGGGACCGCGTCGTTTTCCTCATGTTGGTTCCACCAGAATATTGCCAAGAGTAGCGACGCCTCGTAGAAGAGACGGATGCACAAGGTCACCACCGTCGAAGAGGCTCTGTCGATGATCGTCACGAACTCGTGGCGAGACGAGTTCGTCCGAGCCTTGGGCGACCCATGGCTTATGAACTTCGTCCTGGACGTTGATTCCCGGTTGTTGAGCACCTTCGGAGGCGGCCAGAAAAAACCCCTGACGACCGCGCAGGCCAACATCGCCGTGAAGGCCATTGCGAGGTGCGTGGACGCCTACCCAAAGGGCAACGTGGACCGGCAGTCCGTCATCGACCTGCTGGCCGCCCCAGCCTACCGTATGCCCCTCGTGCAGTCCAAGAACATCCCCCGCGAGGTCCGCCATCTCGGTGGTCACCTTCTCGGTTTCCGATTCAAGGTCAACGAAGCCATCACCGACCGTCTCAAGATCGCCATGGCGGAATGGCCAGCGGGCGACCGGACATTCGGTTGGGATTTCGTCAGCAACATCTGGGTGGTGCCGGTCACACGCAAGACGTGGCCGCTCTGCGTCGGCCTCATTAGCGATTTCAAATTCGATTTCGACGACGAGGTCTGCAACGTCCTCTCGTTGTGTGAGGATTCCTTTCAGGAGTCCCACGCCTGCGTTCTCGACCCAGAGACCAACGAACTCATCCTCAACGTCTGCAACGACCCCGCGCTGGCGCAATGGGCAGAGTGTGTCATGGGAGGAACGCGGATATGAACATCTCCTACGCGATGCCCGCAGACCCCGTCCGCGCCCGGCGTCTTGTCGCCCTGGCCCGCATCTACCGAGACATGTTCATCGACCCCGCCGTCTTGGAGCTTTCCAGGAGTGACGTCCCGCAGTGGCAGACCGACGAAGAAAAAGTCGTCGCGGCTCTCGTGGAGTTCAATCTCCGGGCCCACGTCATCGCCGACATCGACCGCAAAATGGATGTCTGGCTGCGGCCGATATGCTTGGCAGCACGACAGATCGGTTTGAATAAAATCGTGATCTGCAATGACTACTGGCCCAACTACATGATCGGCAGGGTGGCCAAGGAGTTCGATTTCGAACTCGAAGACATCATCGCGGTGAAGGCTGATTTCGAACTCACCGAAGAGAACGCTCATCTGCGGCGAGAAGCGGTGTTGATCTTGAACATCCCGGCGCGCGGCATCCTGCAACCCCAGCCCCGCGTCCTCTACGAGGAATTTTATCATTCGGTCGGGGTTGGGAAATATTCGGCCGCCTGCAATCTTTCCGTCTTCCCTTCACTGCCATGCGTGAATACCATGGTGGCGAATGCAACTGCCAATCAGTCCCGCCACTCCGCAGATTACTTCGACCTCTGCAACATCATAAGGCTGCCCCATGATTAAGAAACTGGCGACCATCCTCCTGAACGGCCTTCGTTTCCCCGATGTCCGCAAGGTCGAGATCAGCCAAAAAGGCGTCAGAGTGAATGGTGACCTCGTCGGTCGCCACATCATCGACGTCGGGCAACCCGTGAAGGTCGTGGTTGAGAGCGGCGTCATAGAACATCTTGTCGTCCATGGTGACGTCACCTGTGGCGACGTCTCGGGCTCTGTGGATGCCGGTGGCCGCGTCGAGTGCGGTAACGTCTCCGGCCACGTCAGTGCGGGGCACGCCGTCAAATGCGGGAACGTCGGGACCTACGTGGATGCCGGAAGCAGTGTCCAGTGCGACGCGGTGGGCGGCAAGGTAGACGCGGGGTCATCGGTCAAAGCCGGGAATGTGGGCGGCAGCATTGACGCGGGGTCGAGCGTGACGTGCGGCTACGTGGCGGGCAATGTAGACGCGGGCGGCAACGTCACCGTGGCGGCCAGCACCGACCGCCCGGTCAAGGGCAAGATCAGCGCAGGCGGCGACGTCAAAATCGGATGATGTGTTTCTCTGGGGGCGGGACCACCAGGGTCTCGCCCTCGGCCATCTCGGTCTTGTTGAGAATGTGCCTGCGGATGTGGGCCACGACCCTGCTCGGAATGATCTCGGAACGGTCCCAGGATTCACCTCGGTCGGACACTTCGATCATGTGCCGATCACCGTTGGGCGCGATCAGGTAGACGTCCCACTCCACGCGCCAGAGCCACATCTTGTCGTCGATGTGGAGCTTGCGCCAGCCGGAGGGGATTTTCCCCTTGTTGGTTTTGAACTTGGGGTCATCCCCGCGAACTTTACGCCGCTTTTCCAAGCCGCTCTCCTTTGTTCTCTCGGATAATTTCTTCCCCGAGGCTCATCAGGCTCTGCAAGCTCGCAACGTCCTCGTCGGTGAGATTGGGCTGGTTGAGGGTTTCGACGCCCTGCCGATAAAGTTGGAAGATCATCGGTGTCGGCATACCGATCATATTCATCGCATGAAGGTAGTCGGTATGGATGAGGCCGGTCACGAATGAAATACCCGCGAGACTGCGATCTTCAATCGCCGAGAGGGCCCGCAGCATCGGCGCGATCATCAAGTCTTGGAATTCTGGACTAAAGACCTCATAGGAACGAGCAGTGCGGAGAATGAGTTCGCCAAACTGATCTCGGAGTTCTAGGCGGCGGTCCTGTGTGAACTTTCGGTGGCTGGCGGCCGATCTCGCATACACCGAGCCCTTGCCTATGGTGGCGATCACAAATGCCCCCATGCTGTAGGTAATTCCGTCGTCGAGAGTCGGCACGGAGAAGCCTTTCTCAATCCAGAACAGGGCGGCACAGGCTATCCACGCCGCTGCGTAGCCGAGCATGAAATGGGCGACGTGTCGCTTCGCCGATAGCCGCTTGGCTGGTTTCAGAAGCGGATACGAGTTGGTCCACCACAGTCCGCCTGCCAGGAAGCTCATCAGGGCCATGACGTACCAGAGCGACGGCTTGACGGTATCGCCGCCAATCAGCATGCCCACGAGGACGATACCGCCCATCAGGGTGAACATTAGCCCCCAGCAGAAGAAGAACGACCGCACGGGGTTCTCCTTGAGGCCCCACGACGGGAGCGAGTTCTTCCATTTCGCGATTGCGGCGAACACGATCAGGTATCCTGCGCCGCGACGGCGGGGTCTTCACCCACGTGCTCGCCGACATGGCGCATGAAAGCCGCATAGGCGGTCATGTGCTGGGCCCGAATGTAGGGGAAGATGCGCCCGCAGGCCGGACTATCACCGAAGTAGGCGCCGAAGACCGTGACGGCCCGCAGGGGGTCCATGCCGCGCAGGAAGGCGAACATGGATTCGATCTCGGTGTAGAGATACGAGAGTTCCTCGCGCTCCATGTTGCGGCAGCGCATCTTGGCTTCGTAGAGTTCCATTTCGGTCATCTCGCCGCCGCCCGTGATCACGGGAAGATCGCTGACGACGCGCTCCACCCGAGCGACGAACTCCTCCATGAACTCTCGAATGAAACCTTCGTCCTCGTTGAGGTGGGCGACCGGGAGGGGCTCACCGTCGAGGACGTGTTTGATCAAGTTGGCGTGTGACATGCCCGGAAAGGTATAGGAGAAGCAAATCTTGTCAAGAAAGTTCTTCGACGTTGTCGCTGAAGACGAGATAGAACTTGGCAGCCGTTTTTTGATCTGCAATCGCGATGGTGTTCCCGCGCTTCATGAAGTCGATCTTGCCAGTTCCGTTTTCCTTCAGCCAGTCCTTCATCTCTTCGACGCGATTTCTTGGCCCATGGAGGGTGAATTGGGTTCTTCGACGCTGCGCATAAATCCAACTGATGAAATCGGCCGCTCGCTTTTTGCCGTCTTCAAAATACAGCATGATGGAGTTGTCGGTGCCGAATTGGGCCAGCACCACCCCACGGCAGTTTTCACCCACCCATTGCTCGATCTCATCCATGCCCCAGATGTTATGGTTGAGATTGGTGCTACCGATGTAGGCTGAGTTCCACGGCTCGATACCGTAGATGCTGAGATACTGGGGAAGATGGTCAATCATTAGAAAGACCTGATCGGCCGCCCCGATGGCTGGCTGGCCGCCATGTTGGGCGTAAATCTGAACTTGGTGCTGATGAGAACTCACGTGGGACGGCGGGACCAGGATGACTTTCACAGTGGCGGGCTCTTGAAGCCACGCACCTCGGTGATGCGGTCACTGTTGGCGATGTAGAAGGCCAGGGCTTCATTTTCGTTCGGAAAGGCGACCCGTGTGGCCCGCTTGTAATCGTCCAGAACGTCCAACGGGACCTGATCGACGATGTTGGGGAAATCTACATCCAACTCATGGAAGAAAACGTACTCGCCCTCGGGGATGTCGAAATCCATATACATGGGCAGCATATTGCGCTGATAGTAGCCTTGGAACCATGTCCCGAAGCCCAGTATCTGTTTCTTGAACGGGCTCAAGACGAACCGCAACACCTTCGCGGTGCGAGGCCCCACCGTGGGGGTTTTCATCGGATATCGATTCTGGGCAGCCATGACCTAACTACTACCGCAAGCGGTAGGTCGGCGCAAGGTCAGAGGTCGGCCGGGTGGATGTGGACGATGCGGTGCAGGGCGCATCCCGGCCCGACGTCATCGGTCATGTCATCGACCAGGACCGTCATGCCGTGGCGACGGCACATCTGAGCCTTCCAGTGCTGATAGCGGTCCTCGTGGACGCTGCGTGGGATGCCGGGATTGAGGATGCGGGCGTTCTGGATGTCGTGATGAACGGCGAAGATCGAATCCGGTACGTTGAAGACTCCGGTGAACATATTCGGCGTGAGGGGCTCGTCGTAGCTCTGGATGAGCAAGTTCCAGATTTGCTTCTCCAACCCGTGCGAACGGAAGGTGACGATGTAGTGCTTCTTCTCCGGCGTGGCGCGGATGAAGGCATGCATGAGGAGATCGTTCTCGCCCAAATAGAGGGTCTGGTCGAAATCCCAACCAATGGCCGGGGCACCTTTGAGGATTTCGAAAGCGGGGGTCGAGAAGCGGGGAGAGTTTAGAATGTCGTTCATCCAGTATTTAACGCAGTTGATTTTAGGTCCCAGAGTATACCACATGGTAAATACTAGGGATGAAGACAGCCACATTGGTAATCCCCGATTTCGTGAACGTAAAGTTCGACGGTCTCGACCCACTGATCAGAAGAAAGATCAACGAAGAACTCAAGTTCCTCGTTCCGTATGCCCGCCACATGCCCGCGTTCAAGATGGGCCGATGGGACGGCAAGGTGAGCTTCGCCACAGTCGGCGGCGCCACCTACAACAACCTCCTCGAACGCGTTCTGCCGATGATCTACGAGGACGGCTACGAGCTTGAACTCGACGACCGTCGTCCGAAGTTCAAGTTCGAGTTCCCCGAGATCAGCGAAGACATGTTCGCCCACAAGGTCTGGCCGGAAGGTCACCCCATTGCTGGCGAGCCCATCATGCTGCGCGACTATCAGGTCGAGGCAATCACCAACTTCGTGAACAACCTTCGCTCCGTCCAATCGATTTCGACCGGGGCTGGCAAGACGCTGATGACCGCGTCGTTGTCATCGCTATGCGAACCCTACGGGCGCACCCTCGTGATCGTTCCGTCGAAGTCACTGGTTGAGCAGACCGAAGAAGATTATCGCAACCTGGGTCTCGATGTGGGCGTCTTCTATGGCAACCGCAAGGAGTGGGGTCATCAGCACACGATCTGCACGTGGCAATCCCTGACCGTGTTCTCCAAAAAGGGCAAGCGGGAAGAACTCGAAATCACCATCCACGACTTCATCAAGGACGTCGTCTGCGTGATGGTCGATGAGACCCACACCGTCAAGGGAGCCGAACTGAAGGATTTGCTCTGCGGACCCATGGCGATGATTCCCATCCGCTGGGGGCTGACCGGGACCATCCCGAAGGATGAGCACGAGTTCCTCTCCCTGCTGGTCGCTCTGGGCCCCGTGGTCGGCGAGATCAAGGCGAGCGATCTGCAAGCCAAAGGCGTCCTGGCCAACTGTCAGGTCGATATCATGCAGTTCAACGACAGCCACGTGGAGTTCAAGGACTACCACGACGAATACGACTTCCTCGTCAACGACAAGGAGCGCATCGGCTGGCTGGGCGAGTTCTCTCGGCAGATCGCCGATAGCGGAAACACCCTCATCCTCGTTGACCGAATCGAAACTGGCGAGTTCCTCCAGACCCTGATTCCCGACAGCGTCTTCATCTCGGGAAAGGTCAAGACCAAGGACCGCTCGAAGGAGTACAAGGAAGTTCAGGGCGCGACCAGCAAGGTCATCATCGCCACCTATGGCGTCGCAGCCGTGGGTATCAACATCCCCCGCATCTTCAACCTCGTCTTGCTCGAACCCGGAAAGTCCTTCGTGCGCGTCATTCAATCCATCGGTCGTGGCATCCGCAAGGCCCACGACAAAGACTTCGTTCAAATCTACGATGTCACATCATCGCTCAAGTTCTCACGTCGTCACCTCAGTGTGCGTCGCGGTTACTACGACGATGCAAACTATCAGCATAAGACACGGAAAATCGACTACAAAAACACCGAAGTAGTTGACGCCATACTGTCAAAAGTGCGATGATTACTCATGATTACTTGTGTGTGTAAATGCTGACGCTTACCCCCGAAAATAATACGTTCTCGATGAACGACCTCCCGGACCAAATCGACGATGTCCGGTATTGCGTTCTCGACTACAGCGATCAGAGTAATGTCGATTTTTTCTTCATCCCTCTGGTGTTCCTTGATGTTTTCTCGCGCCCGGCAGCCGACCTCAAGATAGGTCCCTACCGGATTATGATGCCCCTAGATTGGAGCGTCGTGATCGCCGACAAGAACATGGGCTGCATCGAAATCATCGAACTCAAACATCTCAACGACCGAGAGTTCGACGTTTTCGCTTTCAACCCCGTGAACGGCTACATGCCGGAATTTCATGAGGTGAGTATCCAGAACATCTTCCCAGATTTCTCCTGGAACATGCCTCGCTTGAAGTTCGGCCATATCCTCGCTGTGCCCCTCCGTGACGGCCTGGAGCCTCCATGCGTATTCTTTGTCAAGGATACGAACAAGCTCCCCGACGTCCTAGAGATCACCAAGATTTTTTCCTAAGGAGATACTTTGTCCAATATTCCAAACCTGATTGAAGCCCTCCGTGAGGCCATTGGCCGCTCGGACAACAACAAGGCGAACGAAACCACTCTGGCTCTATTCGAAGCCATTTCGGACCAGTTCAACACCGCCGCCGAAACCGACGCCAAGATCATCGATCAGATTGCCCGCGCTCCCGAGCGCAAGGCTATCCTGGTCGAAACCCAACCCGCCTCGCCCACCGCTTCCGCAGTAGCGGGACCGGAAACCGTCGTCGAGACCACGCGTGACCCGCTTGACCACGACAACAACGGCAAAAATGGCGGCAGCGTCGCCAAGAAGAAATCAACCACAACCGCAAAGGATACCAAATAAATGTGGGGAATCATCGGACTAATCGCTCTCGCCGTAGCAGTCGGCTTCTATTTCTACCCCGGCCCGACGCGTGTCTTCATTGACTCCGCCGTGGCCAAGGTGAAGTCTTTCTTCGCTTCGAAGAAGTAAATGGCCCTGGTCGTAATGACCATCGAGGCCATTGAGGATATGGCGGTGCTGAGCCCTGGGCTTCGTGCCGTCTATCCTGATTTCTGGTACGAAATGGTGGATGATTTTGTCGCCGCTTCGGGCCACGGAATTGCCACTGTCCGCGTTCGCGGCGGCCATCTCCCGGAAGAAGACACTCGCGTTCGTTTGTTCCTCTACAAAGAAGAAACGGACAACTATACTATGAGGATGGCTTATATGCCAGTGTGAGGAAGCCCCGGAGACGGTTCATCTCCGGGGTTCCAAGCAACCAACAGGGAGTGGGAGCAGCCCTATGGGAATCTCTTTCTCTTATTTATTGTTTGGGCCTCGGAGGTGTGGTCTAAGGTGGTCATTATTGGATTTCATACCTGATGAGCAAAGAGCACAAGCTCGACATTTTTGATGTGATGGCCGCCGTTGATCGACGGGACGCCACCTTCCTCGAACGCCAACCCCCGGAAGCCAAGAAGGGGTTCGTCCCCGTCGTGTGTTTGCGGTGGGCCAGTGCAGTCACCGGGCCTGACCATGATCACTACCTCATGGCCATCAACGAGTTCGCGAACAGCGGCTTCCACGACCTAGCTGATCACCCGGAGCTTCAATACCGGTTGATCAGCATGGCGGGGACGCAGAGCCGCCAACGCCATCAATGGATACCCCTTCCGAAGTCGGAAGCGAGCAAGTCCAGTAAGGTGGAAGCCTTTGTGTGGGATTTCTTCCCCATGGCAAATAAGGCCGAAGTCAACATGCTCATCTCCACACTAACTAGGGAAACATTCATTGAATTCGTCGATAGGTCTGGTTGCAGTCCAGAACAGCGTAAGGAAGTCATCAGTGCCTGGGACAAAAAGCACAAAAGCGAAACCGTCAAAAAAGGCGCCACCCCCTGAGTTTCAGTGCGGGTTCTGCTCCAAGGCGTTCGTGACCGAGAAATCGCTGATCTCGCACATGTGCGTCCAGAAAGGGCGCGAACTCGACCGTGACCAGAAGACTGTTCGGATGGGCCTGTCCATCTATGTGAAATTCTACGAGAAGAACTGTCGTGGAGCCAAGCAGCGGACGTGGACGGACTTTGTCAAATCGCGTCACTACAACGATTTCGTCAAGGTCGGCACCTACATTACTGATATCGCCGCAGTAAACGCCCCGCTCTTCATCGATTTTCTGGTCACGTCGAGCATCCCGATTGCTCAGTGGAGGTCACCAAAGGTCTATCAGGCCTACTTGACCGATCTTCTTCGCAACGAGACGCCCGATGCCGCCATTGAGCGCAACATCGTCCTCATGCAGCAGTGGGCAGCCGACACCGATCACGCTTGGACGGATTTCTTCAAGATCGTCAGCCCCGCGCAAGCGACCGCGTGGATACAGACCGGCCGCATCAGTCCGTGGTTGATATATATCAGTGGAGCATCTGATCAGATGACCTCCCGGTTCACGCCCGAGCAATGGGCAATCATTGAACCGTATTTGGACCCAGGTTTCTGGGAAGTGAAAATGAGTAGATACAAAGACGAGGTCGAATACTTCAAGAAGACCCTCGCGGAGTTTGGCCTATGAAGAAAACGCAAGAGTTTACCGAGGACCAGGAGGCCATATACGGCGCCATGCTGGAAGACCTCGTCTATGAAGATTTCGAAGACGTGGAGGTGCCGGAACTTCCGATCTCCAAGGTGGCTGCATCACCCGAGGTGCTCGCCCTTCAGGCGCGCGTCACCAACCTTGAACGCCACATCCAGAAGCAACAGCGGGCTATCACCCGACTGATCGCTGGCGTCAATCACTCTCGCGCCGCTCAGGTGAGCACGGGTCGTCAGCTTATCGGCATCGAGCGCGACCTGGAGAACAAAATCGACCGTCGAGGTGATATGTGACTCTCGTATTGATCAACGACCACGTGGCCAACAAGCGGGTAAAGCTGTTCTACACCGACGAAGATTTCGCTATCACGGACGGGGAATGGAACAACTCAGATCAACTGCTGGCTGACCTTCAGCATCATCAGTTCTTCGCCGGGAAGCTCCTATGGAGCGACCTTGACCCGTTCCATTTCCGTCTCATGATCACCAAGTCCCTCCAGGCCTGCTCGAAGATGACGGACGCCGAACGGATGGACGACGAAGACCCCAGCATTCGGAGTCTGAACTTCCTCGTCTGTGGCCTGATTCGCTGCATTGAAGGCAAGTCGGATTCTCACATTGAGGTCATGCGCATCCATCGCGTCGGCGATATCGATGTGTCCTTCGAATACGAGGCCATCCAGACCCTGGAACCCCCATCCACGATCAAGATGCCGCCCCGTAAGAAAGACGGCTTCTCAGTCGTGGTCGATAATACGAAAACGTGAATATTGAGTCCGGGCCCGAACTTCATCTAAGATAATTCTATGATACTTTTCGCAATGTTGCTGTCGTGGGTCATGGCTGTCACGGCCCACGACGGCCTAGTCGCCGTCCTCCCCTTCGTCCCGCAGGTGCTGATCATGTTCTCCTACGACTGCGAGGCCGACCCCTACATGGGCATGCACACCGCGTGGAGGGCTCGTTGAACCACGCGGTCAGCACCGACATCGATATCGATTTCGCAGACCGCGACGCGGCTCTGTCAGGGCTGCTCCACATCCCGGCGAGCACGATCAACAAGGAAGGCCAGATCACCCGTCACCCCACGGGCGTATACTTCCAGGATGTCCCCACGGACCCGTTCACGAACCACTCATCCATCCCCTATGACGAGACGGGGCAACTCGGGTATTTCAAGGTCGATTTCCTCAACAATTCCATATACGCGTCCGTCCGAGACAATGAACATCTCGACGAACTCGTAGCCCGAGACCCGGACTGGTCTCTGTTCGAGCACAGCAGCATCGTCGCCATGCTGTCCCACATCCACAACCATTTCGGCATCGTCCAAAATATCCGTCCGCAGTCCATCGAAGACCTCGCCATCGTTCTGGCCCTGATGCGGCCGGGCAAACGACATCTTGTCGGGCGCCCCCGCGAAGAAATCGAAGCCAAGGTATGGAGCACGGATGCCGAAGGCTATGTGTTCAAACGCGCGCACGCGCTCGCCTACGCGGTTTCCATCGTGGTCCAGTTGAACCTCATTTGCGAGGCCGCTGCCGCAGAACTGGAAGCGGAAAACGAGCCCGAACTCATCCAGTTCTAGCTTGACTGATATCAGCCGTCCTTCTAGGGAACAGCATGTTTCTATCTTACGAAATCCGCCCCGCGTATGACTTCGAAGAAAGTCCCCAGGACTACAATTGGTTCTGTGCTTGTGGTGAGGTGAAACCGGCTGCGAGCAATCTCGACCAAGACGAGATGGTCACCATCACCTACCAGCTTATCCGGGTGGACAAGTCAGTGACCTGTCTCGCGGACGATGCCCGGTTCGAGAACCTCGACGAGAACCTCGAAGGGCCCCAGCAAGCGTTCGAGATCACGCAGGGACCCTTGCGCGAGATGATCGACTGGGTGGCGCAGACTGGCAAACGCTGGTCAGTGATGCCGATCTTCGCCACCAGGGTGAGCGAGCGCACACCTGTGATTTTCACATTTACAGATTTGTCAGCGGCAACAGAGGCCAAGCTCAAGTTTGCCGCCTTCGCGCGAGATTAGTCCATCTTCCGAAGAAGAGTGACCTGACGCTTACGGACGCGGCGGGCAATCGTTTCCTGCAAGGAGACAGCGGGCCCGGCGACGAGTTCGAAATCCTTGGCGAAGTGCTTCAGGAACGGACGGAACTGGCGGAAGCGTTCCTTGAAGAAAATGTTGATCGGCACCTGACGATTCGATTCCCACCACCACATTTCACCCATGCGGAGGAACTCCACGCGGAGCTTCTCATCTGGAATCAGGTCCAGAACATACATGGACAAAAGCTGATTGTCCGAGTTCTGGATGATGCCAATGTAGGGCTGTTCCTGCAAGAAACCGTAAGAGAGAAACGGGAACTTCTCAAGGATAGTTTGAATCTGTACGTCCATGAGAGCTATTTAGACAACGAGAATAATGGTTGACCATAAATACGATTTCGGCTAATAGAACGCCATGATGGAGGGTCCGATGGAAAAGATGAAGCTTTCGGACTACGCCTATCTGTGGTCGGTCTGGCACGGCGTTCATCGCGAGTATGGCATTCTCCCCTCGGTTCGGGAGTTCATCTCGCTCTGTCGCGCCTATCGTGACCCCGCGCGCCGCTATCATGCCCTGACCCACATCCGCGACTGCCTGCGCTTCATCGACCTCCATTTCGGCAAGCTCGACATCGACGGCCTCTACTACGTCCGCATGGCCATCCTCTACCACGACATCGTCTATGACGCCCGCGCCAAGGGCGGCGCCAACGAGGACGCCAGTGCGAAGCAGATGAGCGACTATTGCTGGACGCGCTTCGGGCCCCACTTCACCACTCAGGTGACCCGACTGATCGATCTCACGAAGGCCCACACGCTCGACGACAGCGCGGGCATTCTCGACCGCATCATGATCGACGCCGACATGCACATCTTCGCCCGTTCCTGGGACGCCTATCGCGAGTATGCGCGTGGTGTCTGGCACGAGTACAGCTTCGCGGGCAAGGACGCCTATACGGCTGGCCGCCTCGCATTCCTGGGAACCCTCGACCCGAAGACGATCTTCCACACCGAAGCCGTACAGCAGTGGGCGTGGATTGCCGAGCGGAACATCAAGCGCGAGATCAAGTGCTTGCGGGCCCGCCCTCGGGAAATCTTCCAGGACTGACCAGAAATATGAAAGCACTACACGACCGGGCTTACCTTTGGGGTCTCCGTTTCGGGAACCGTTTGGCAGAGAAAATGCCGAACTGGTTGGTTCGCTTGATCTCCGGGGCGCGTTAACTCCTGTCTAAATAGGGGATGCTGCATCGCAAGCCCCCGAAACCCATCCACTACAACAACGCCCCCAAGGGATACTGCCGGTTCTGCGGTGAGATCATCTTGGACGACAAGGGTCGGTTGCGGAGCCGGGCCAACTGGCACAAGCCGTGCGTCCGCGCCTACAAGGTCATCTACTGGCCCCAGGAGACCCGCAAGGCCGTCTGGAAGCGAGACCAGGGCCACTGTGCGCATTGCCCGACCGTCTGCGACGATTTCCACGTGCCGTGGGAACTCGACCACGTCCAGCCCCTCATCGAATCCAACGGCGATCTCGAATACTGGAAGCTCCCCAACCTCCAGACCCTGTGCGTACCCTGTCATGTGAAGAAAACTTCGGCCGAGGCGACCGCCCGCGCCGCTGCTCGCGCGGCCCTGAAACCGCCCAAGGTCCCAAAGCCGCGTAAGCGATAAATACACCATGCGCGATCTCATGACCTTGATGGAAAACCTCTTCGAGGCTCAGAGCTTCACGGACCAGTTCAACGGCATCCTGTCTACGGTCAAGGACCCCAAGGAGCGCGAATCCATCTCCAACTGGGTGCAGACCATCATCGAGCAATGCAGGACCAAACTCGGCCGAAAAGTCGATGAGCAAGGCGTCGAGCGGGGCAGCAAGAAAGATCGCATCACCTGGGTCCTCCGTTTGGCCAAGGTTCACGTCATAAATCGAGCCTGCAAGGCAAATGGCCAGGACCCCAACGAGAACAAATTCCTCAAGGAACTGGCCGCGAAATGGGAGATCAACACCACCGTCCTCCTCCAGGACTTTGGGGACATGCGAGACGCGAAAAACTACATCGACGTCATCGAGCACTACGATTCCATCCCGGCTCTTCGCGCCGTGGTGCCCGACATGGGCATCATCTCGCCCAACATTTACAATCGCCAGATGGCTCTGGCCGAAGACGACTGGAAGAAGAAACAGAGCCAATACACCGACGCGCTTGATCACCATGAAGTCATCATGGACTTCAAGGACGGCTACGTGTGGTTCAACCTGAATGAGGCGTCATGCGATGCCGAGGCGAAAGCTATGGGGCACTGCGGAAACTCTCCTGCTGCGGGGACTTCACAAAAGATTCTGTCTCTGCGCCGCCAGACCGACACCGGCAAATGGCATCCCTGTTTGACCTTCATTCTGCACTCTGACGGATATCTCGGTGAGATGAAGGGGCGCGGCAACGAGAAACCGGCGCCCCAATACCACAAATACATCATCCCTCTTCTGCGCCTCGACATGATCGCAGGAATCAAGGGGGGCGGTTATTTGGCGGCCAACAACTTCTCGATTTCGGACCTGGATGAAGATGTCGCGGATGAACTCCTCGAACTCAAGCCCACGCTTATGAATGCCGAGGAACTGTATCGCGCAGAAGGACTGACGGACAAGACGGCCGACAAGATCGTCTCTGCCATCAACGAAGTGAACGACAAATATTTCTTCTGGGACGGAGAAGACCTCATCTGCGACGAGAAACTCTACCGTGCCGTATCGGTCAAGGATGAAGACGTTCTCGAATACCTGGAGGAGAACGAGGTCACGGATTCCTACGGGACGTTTGTGGAAACCCTCATGGGGTTCCTCAAGGAACTCAGACCCGATGTCCTCGCCGAGATAGCCAAGCACGAGTTCGGCGTGACGCCCACCCAGCAGGGAAACCTATTCGGTGGAGACGATCTTGAATTCCAGATCGACTCCAATGAGTTCATCGTCGCCGAGGACCGCTTCCCTGTCGCCTCGAAATACTTCGGCAAAAAATATTTCGAAGGACGCTGCAAGGCGTTCGAGTTCGCCTATGCATACGCGATGGGCGCCGAGGTCAACGACAAAGACCAAATCGTCATCGCGACATATGAACTCGACAACATCGTCGAGAACGACATGACGTTCTCTGAACTCGATTCCTTCGTAGAAAACATTGGCCAGAACGCAGAAAAGTATAACTTCAACGAGTACGCGATGTTCACCATCCAGAAATCAGAGGTTCTGTGGGACGAGAATAAACTCTTGCCTCTGTTCTCGGCCTCGCTGCTGAATCGTCGCAGCTACGACCTCTACTTGAAAGAACTCGACAAGCAGGCCGAGCGAGACGCTAAGCGCGCAGCCGAGCAGGCTCAGGGGACCAAGTCGTAGCCTGTGCGAGGATGAGTTCGACCTTCGGGGTCAGTTTCTCGTCGATGGCCCAGGTTCGCCGGTAGCCATAGAAAACCCGGTTCGGGTTTGAGCCCCGATAGAGCTTGACCTGAACCTCAATCGGGTTGTCGTCCGCGTCGAATGTCAGCATGTAGGTCGAGCCATCGTGGTCCACCATTTCGATAGTGGTGTCCGGCGTCGGTCCTGGCTTTCTCATGTCGTTTCCCTGCTGGCTATGATGGCGTCCCGCATCATGTTTCTGAAGTCGCTGTAGCGATCTGCCTGTTTCTCAACGATCATGTCGATCATCTGTTTCCTTGTCAGATGATGAAGCGGCGGTTTCGCGAACCAGCCCTTTATAGCCGCCAGAATGGCGAAAGTGGGGACGTGGGTCCAAATGACGGTGTTACGATTGCTGATGTTCAGAGGGTCAGTCTCGATCACCTCGGCGGCTTCGTGGAGCCAATCGGCGAGGTTGCGGCACTCCCGCGCCGTCAAGCTCGTGACGGCGTTGTGGCGTTGCCCGTAGGGGCTCTGGATGGATAGGACGACGTTCTCTTCGCTGCCGTCCCGATGCGGACAAACATAGATGGTCCCGCCTTGATACGTGGTGACGTGCTCGCCGTGGCACATCTCAGCCGTATTCCTCAGTGTCAGAGGCGGCGCGCTGGTCGGTGAAGGGACACGGGGACCAGTGGTCTCGGGTTCATTGGGAGCCTTGGGGGAAGTCTCCGCAGTTTTCCCAAATATGGCCTTTCCGAAGGAATCCCAGTTCATCGCTTGATCATCGCCCAGATGTAGGCGGGCCACATGAACGTCCAGCGGAACAGGTCCGCGATCAGATGGCCGATCTCGGTGCGGAGGCTTCGGTGGCGAGGCCAGCCAGCTTTCGACTCTTGGTAGGACTGTACGATGGCCATCAGAAACGCGAATGCGACGCCGACCTGGAGATAGTAGATACCGACTACGACCACCGCCGCGATCACGGCCATGAGGATTTCGACTGCGTGCATTTTTCGCTCCCTTGCGCCGCCACCATAGCGAGCAGCCCCGCGTTGGTCAAACGACTAAATACGGCCATGCTGCTACTGGAACTCATGGAAGCCCCCATCGACGACTTCAACCTTTACGGGGACTGGTCTCGCAATTCGTCTTTCAGACATGAGCAAGACCGTAAGCTCTTGCAGAACCCGAAGGCCGTGCAGAAAATCAAGAACATGTGGTCCAACACCCCCGTGAGCTTCAACATCATGCTCGTGAACAGCCCGGAGGCCAACCGCTTCATGGAAGAGGGCGCAGTCACCATCGAATGGCTTCAGACCAATATGCCCAAGACCCTGGCCGAGATTGAGCTTGCGGATTCCTCAATCAACGTGATCTTCACGAACAACAAGGGAGACCAACGTGTGCCGATGACGGGCTGGATTATGGCTCACCGGCTCAGCCACGCGTTCTCCCGCTACGACTTCGGTGTCATGAGGGGGTCGCAACGCCAGTTCCCGGACTTCCAGGAGGCCCGCAGTTACATCCTTCAGACGTTCTCAATGGTAATTCGCATGCTCTACCATCAGAACTTCCCTGAGTTGGGGAGCAGTCGAGACGATTTTCGTATCACAGCGGAGCAAGATCGTCTGTTCGTCAATCTCTTCCATAAAGTCGGGACGTTCAAATCGGCCCGTGACGGAAAAATCCGCAACGAGATGGAATTCACTCACGAGTGTTTCGCCCAATACATCACCACTGGTCGGGTACGATTCAATCCCTTGCCCGCACATATCAAGTCGGGCCGGTCGCATCTGTCTCTCAAGGGTAGCGAGTTTGACGTCGAATACTACAACCAGAGCCTCACGGATTGCGCGGAGTATCTGGAGGAGCAGTTCAACCAACTCCTCCACAGAGCCGTTGGCAAAATCCTGGTGATGTAATCAGGCGGCTGGGGCTGCCGGTGCCGGTGCCACGGGTGCCGGAGCAGCCACGGGTGCCGGGCGTGGGACCGGGGAGATGGAGTTCTCGATCAGAATGGGCCCGGCGTCGAGCCAGACTTCCCAGTTCGGCGAGTTGTTCGTGTGGCAGCCCACTCCGGTGAACACCTTGCCCGAGACGGTCGAGACCGTGAACGTATAGCCGTCCCGCGTCATCTGATTGGCGGCAGTACACGTCTGCGGGCTGCCCAAAATAACCCTCTTGGCGTCGTAGCGAACGATCAGGAAGTCTTCCAGCTTGGTGAGGTCTCTCGCGCCAGGAGCCAGCGGCGGTGTGATCTCATCTGCGGGTTCGCAGGCCGCGACGCTGATAAGCGAAATGACGGCGGCGACGAAGGCCAGCTTTGACATCGGACGTGACACACAGGCCTCCCAAGAAGTTCAACTCACAATAGCGAATCCGGTTCGTTCGGTCAACCAGATAAATATGGCATGTCTGTCATTCACCTCTATCGCATCCCGCAAGTCGTGGAGTTGACCACGGGCACAGGAGCCACGCTTATGAACTACCCGGCCAACAGAACCGACTTTCGAGTCTATCGTCATGTCGATAACGAAATCGATTTCTTTCTCAAGAACATCGACCGTCGCGCAGTGACCCTCGTAGAAGGGGCCGTGACCATTCACATCCTAGACCAGACCACGAAGCGCGTTCTCTTGACCCGAAATCTCCAGATAGTCAGTGCCCCGGACGGTCACGCCCGTTTGTTCATGACCGGCGACGACGTGGCTAAGTTCCCCAGCCAGACGCTGCGCTACACCGTGGTCCAGACCCGCTCTGATGGGGTCCAGGTCGCTTGCTACACCGACCGCGACCGCAAGGCCATCGGCCTCGTTGAAGTCGCTGAGGGGCCCATCCCAGGCCCGGCAGAGCCCACTCCGATATCCACCGACGACTTCATCAATCTCAGCGGCAAGCTCCAGAGCGGCGCCTATCCGGGCTCGGCCAGCGTTGGCAACGTCTCGGGACAACACAGTCTGGTTATCCCCACCCAATACTTCACCGGCCGCGTCACTATTCAGGGCAGCCTAATCGAACAACCGGGAAGCTCTCCGGGTGAATGGTTCAATGTCACGAGCCGCGAGTTCACCAACAGCACCGAACTGGTCCACATGCCGTTCGAGGGCAATCTCCTCTGGGTTCGTTTTATTGTCGAAACCGTCTCTGGCGACATCGACGTTATCCAATACAGAAATTGATTCCCAACCCCGGAGTCGCGTAAGATCACCTTCTATTAAGAAGACGATTTTATGAACACCTATATTCAGCAGATGGTGGGCGACGACTTCCTTTGGTCGGCCATCATGTCGGCTATTGCCGGGAAGACGCGCCGGTCAGGCACGTTCACTAACGTGTGCTGTCCGATGTGCGTATCCCGTGGCGAGCCTACCCCCGACCGGAAATACAAATGCGGCGTGATCAACAACACGCCGGGCGTCGGGGTGTTCTGTTTCCGGTGCGGCTTCCGCGCCCTCTGGGCACCCGGCGACGGCCTGTCGCGCAACATTCGCGAGTTCATGGCGGGCGTCGGTATGTCGGACACTGACATCAAGCGGGTCAACCTGCGGGCCCTCCAATACAAACGCCTGATGGACGTCAGCGAGACCACCATCGAGCAGACCAGTCTGGCCGTGGCGTTCACGCGTACCAACCTCCCGAAGGGGGCACGGTCTTTCCAGGCGTGGGCCCAAGACGGATGCGAAGACCCCAATTTCCACGACGTGATTGAATACCTGTTCAGTCGCGGCGATGACGTGGCGAATTCGAAATTCTTCTGGACCCCGCACGCGGCCGACGATGAGATGAATCGTCGGGTCATCATCCCCTTCTATCGTGGTGATGATCTCGTGGGCTGGACGGCCAGATCGGTCGATAAAGAGAACCCGAAACGCTATCACAGTGAAGTGCAGCCCGACTACCTGTTCAACAACCGGGTCATGTATCTTCGTGACCGCCGTTTCTTGATTGTGGTCGAAGGAGTCTTCGACGCCATTGCCATCGACGGTGTCGGAACTCTCGGGGCCAAGCTCAACGAGAAACAAATCCACTGGCTGAAGGCCGCTGGCAAGGACATCATCTTGGTCCCCGACCGAGACGAGGCCGGTGGCCGTCTCATCTCCATCGCGAAAGCGAACAACTGGAAAGTCGCATTCCCGGCCCTTCATGACGGCCACGGAGCCAACTGGTGGGACAACGACGTCAAGGACGTCGCCGAAGCAGTTCGCCGCTACGGGCGGCTATATACGCTGTGCTCAATACTGAAGACAGCGGTCAATGACCCTATTGCGATTGCAGTAAAACAGAAATTGATGAACCGATAACGAATGACGTAAACAAGATCGGAATGGGCCGGTCTATTGGAAAGTAAATGCAAGACAACAATACTCAAATTTCTATTCAAGACCTCTATAATCACGATATGCAGAAGGTGCTGATCTCATTCATGATCAGCGATGCCCAAGCTTTTTCACAGAGCCAGAATATCATTCAGGCTGACTACTTCGACTCCAAGCTACGCCCCGTGGTGCGGAGCATCATCGAGTATGCAAACGACTATCAGCGGCTCCCCACCCCGGAGCAACTGAAAGCCATGAGCGGCGGCGTCGAGATCGAGAAATTCTCCGACCTCCACGAGTCACACTCGAAATGGTATCTGGAGAACATCGAGCAGTTCTGCCGCTACAAGGCTATGGAAACCGTCATTCTCGACGGTCCTGATCTGCTCGCCAAGGGTATCTCTGCCGAGATCGAGAAACGCTTCAAGGAAGCCTCGACCATCTCTCTCGTGCGCGATCTGGGCACCTCATACTTCGAGGACCCCGTGACCCGACTGGAGCGCATCAAGGACCGCTCCGATTTCGTTTCAACGGGCTGGAACTCTCTCGACGACAAGCTCTACGGCGGTTTCACCAAGGGAGCACTGAATGTGTTCGCGGGCGGCTCCGGCTCGGGCAAATCCCTGTTCCTTCAGAACCTGGGTTTGAACTGGGCTCTGGCTGGCATGAACGTCATCTATTTCTCGCTCGAACTCTCCGAAGACCTCGTCGCGATGCGCATCGACGCCATGACCTCGGGCATGAGCACGAAGTCCATCTTGGGTAACGTCAAGGCTGTCGGCTACGCGGTTCGCCAGAAAGGCAAAGGCGCAGGCGACTTCCGCATCAAGAAGATGCCGGAAGCCGGGACGACCACGAACGATCTGCGGGCTTACGTCAAGGAATACGAAATCCAGACCGGCCGCAAGGTCGATGCGATCATCGTCGATTACCTCGACCTCATGCATCCCAACTCGACCAAGGTGGACATCAACTCCGCGTTCAACAAGGACAAGTATGTCTCGGAAGAACTCAGGGCACTGGCTGGTGAAAGCCAGACCATCTTCGTCACCGCGTCGCAGTTGAACCGTCAATCCGTTGAAGCGGCCGAGTTCGATCACTCCCACATCGCTGGCGGCATCTCGAAGATCAACACCGCCGACAACGTGTTCGGTATTTTCGCTTCGCCGACCATGAAGGAGAAGGGTCTCTATCAACTCCAGTTCCTGAAGACACGTTCGTCTTCCGCCGTGGGCTCCAAGATCGACCTCGCGTTCGACAAAGACAACCTCCGCATCAGCGATCTCACGGCTGCCCAGATGCAGCAGATGTCGCCGGGTTCGGCTCCGTCTCAGGTAGCGAATGCCCTGAAGGCTGGCGTCACTCCAGGATTGGGGACGTCGGCTCTGGGTGGCATTCCGGTCATGACCCCCGTCACCGTGCCAGAAGGTGGAAGCACCCGTCAGACCATGATGGACCTCATGAAGCGCGTTCGAGACGACCAGTAAAGGACAGGTCTAGCTCCTGGCCCTGAGCGATAAATAACCTATCGGCAGCAACACGCCGGGAGCCTTATACCTTGGATAGTAAGTTCAAAAGCATCATCGGGGAATTGTGCGATTATGTTCCGCACAAAACCCGCGATCACTTCATCGAGACGCGTGCGCAGCAGGTTATCGCCAGCTTCGGCCATCTCCGTAAGCTGATCGAAGAAACCTACGACGAGGAGACCGCTGACGACCTCGTCAAGCGGCTCTTCAACGCTGCCCGTTCTGGGGACGAGAGAAAGTTCTCTCGCGGCATCAAGACCGTGATGGAGGGGAAGAAAAACAATGGACAAAACATCTGACATCCTGAACGAAAAAGGTGAGTTCGCTTCTGCCGTCAGCAACATGGCGCAGCGGGTCAAGGATGGGACGATGTCCTACTTTGGCAACCAGACTGCCAAGGGTCGCATCGATCTCCTCAACGCCGCCACGAAGCTGAAGAAGGACTTCCTTCGTTGGACCGGACAGCGTGGGGTTCCGCACACCATTGATTCCATTGGCGAATACCTGCGCACCACCTACAACTATGAAATCGATTCCAGCGGCAACCCGACCGGCGAAACTGCCAAGGCCGGTGAAGGCGAAGACGAGACCGACGGCACCGAAGACGAAGGTCAGGACAACGTCGCTCCGAACGGAGCAGACCTGGACCAACAAGCTGACGCCAACGCCGCCGCCCAAGAGAAGTCGGTAGCCGCTGCCTCTGAGCCCGAAACCCCTGCGGGCGCAACCGAGCAGCCCGAAGCTCCCGAAGACCTCTCTCCCGTCCAGCCGCAAGGCTCGCAGGGCACGCAAGGCGGAACCGGAACCCTGGATGCCGACGAGAAGCGCGCCGCACAGGACGCCGAGAAGGCTGACGCGGCCAACGCGAACCCGCTGGCAGACATGCCCGATCAGGTGCAGCCCAAGACCAAAGAAGAAGTCGATTCCGCTATCGCGCAACTCAAGGCTCAACTCTACACGAAGAAAGTTGAGCCCGAAGAGGCCATGGCGTCCATTCGCGACATTCTGGCCTCCGCCCGCGCCAGTGGTGGCGACTCCAAAAAGTCCGCCGTAGATTTCATCCGCCGCCTGAAAAACGATACCAGGATGACGGAGAAATTCCCTCAACTCGGGGCTATCACGGATGCCGATCTCGACGCCTTTAACGAACACTTCGAGCGCGTCACCTCGGCGGCTCTGTTCATCGTCGAGAACGACGTTCGCGACGCCCGTCTCGTCAAGGCGGTGGTGAGCTACCACCTCAATGAGAACTACGGGAACAAAAAACTCGACAAGGTTCAGTTGGACCGTGTCTTCAAGCTCGTCGCCCAACACATGATCAAGCACGACATGGTCGATTTCACCGACCCCGGCGCGCAACAGACACGAAAGAAGCCGCAGCGCGACACCAGCCGCAGCCGCAACCGCTTCACCGATCAGGAAGACGATGAAGGCGCCAAGAAGACGACGTTCGATATCACGAAATTCCGCGCCCTGTGCCAGGATGCCGGAGTTGACGAACGAGACATCGAGCGCATCAACCGCGCCGCTGGCTCGTCTAACGGTGACATCAACTTCGTTCTGAAAAACATGCCCCAAGATGGCGACATGGCCAAGAAGATGTTGAGCGCAGCCATGCTGTCGATGCCGACGAAATGAGCATCATCCAGGAACTCTGCGAGAGCCGTCTCTTCCCGTCTCCGCGCGCCTTGGCGCGTGAGGACTTTGAGTCCCTCGCCGAGACCACCCTGCTTGTCCTCATGGCCCTGCGCATCACCCTCTATGAGGAAACCACCAAGGAATGGGGTCGCTACTATATCCAGCGCACTATCCGCCCGGCAAACTTCCGGGCGTGGCGGAGCGATGGCAGCGATCTCTATGTTGCCCTGCATGCCCTGACTACCTCTCTGTATTCGGATGACGAAGAAGAGGCTTGGCCATCCATCGCCGAGCAACCCTTCATGCGCTGGATGCGGCAGATGCAGGACGGCGAAGGCATGGAGCACGAGACCCGCCGTTTCTTCGTCCGTCTCGACCAGACCCTGCGCATCAAGGATTCGTCCCTGAAAGCTATCCGTCGTCTCGTCATGGATTGGCCGGAATGCAGCCATCATGAGAGGCGTCTGGCGACCACCCGTCTCCTCCAGTATCTGCGCACCTATCATCCCCGCGCCGAAATCCTCCCCTTCCTCACCAAGGCGGCCCGTGTCGGCCGTTTGGAGATCAAGGGCGCACACAATCCAGAGACTGATGTCGAAGAGCCCGCTCGTTTGACAGTCGATAACGCCAAGAAGCCCAAGGACTGGGGTAGCTTCCTCGGCAAGGCTGCCGCGTTCGGTGCGGGCGCAGCCGTGGGCTACCACGTCATGAAGGAGAACACCTGCGCGTCCTCAATCGCCGCCGTTCCCGGCGCCCTAGGCGGCGCCCATCCTGGCTTTGACCCCAACGGTCACAAGGGCATCTACGAGGTGCCGATGATTCGCCGTGGCGAGGCTCCGAAGAAAAAGAAGAAGACCGTCAAGGAAGCTTCGTTCGGTCCCCGTCGCAATCGCTACGAATACCCCCGAGCCGGAAAATACGTGGACGATCTCTTGGTCCGTTCTGAAGTTCCCAACACGGATTCGATCTCGGCCTCGGCTGAGGACTACATCGTTTTGCCGGGCATCCGCGAGGTTCCTTTCTCGGCGTTCGGCGGCCCCGGTCAGCCGACTATGAGGACCAAGAACCTCGGCGCGCAGATCATCGCCAGCGGAGAGATCAATCCCCTGATCGTGATGATCGACAGCACAAACGGCCCCTACATCCTCGAAGGCCAGCATCGCTTTGACGCCCTCCAGTTCATCGGGAAGAAAACCTTCCCGGCGATGGTGGTGCTGGATGATGATGACGGCTATTTCGACGAGATCGAGATCGAGGTCCCGGACGTAGAGAAAATCCCCGTCCATCCTGGCCAGCTTGATCTTCCTATGCGGTTGGGGCCACGGCTCCGGCCCTGAGGGCTTCAATCTCGTCTGCGGCCTCTTCAAGTAGGGCCGAAATCCGGTCAGGCTCGCCCGCCTGCACCGATCTCCGATTCGGAATCTGGCGTCTGATTTCTGCCCGCTTACGGAGGCGGAACACGATGTCGTCTTCGTCAGTCTGGAGCGTCACTGCGGGTCATTTCTATGATGAGGTTGAGGCGGTCTAGCACGGCTTCTCCCGAGGGCCCATGAGCTTCGTGGACCGAGCGCATCATGTCGAAAGCGTTGATGACGTCCTCCTCGGTGGCATAGCTAGCGCGGGCGAATTTGGCGGGCACCCGATAGACGACTTCGGTCCTGAAGAAACGTTCTGCTTTGTGCCAGGACGGTTTCATGGGACTCTGTCGCTTCGTTTTCTTGGCGACCTCAACGGCAATCAGTTCGCTAGACGAAACCCACGGGTCTAGACGGACCTCGTAGAAACGCCAGAAGCAACCATCCATGAGGAGGACATACGAGCCTATGGGGTATTTGGGATGGTTCATGGCTGCCATCCAGATTGTTGGCGAAACTTGGCCCAGTAAGCATACGGGGTCGTGTGCATGAACAGTGAATAGTTATCGATGCAGAATTCCCGGAACCACCCCGACGACAGCGTGGTGGAAAGCCGCATGAGCCCATATGCGTAGGCGATGGATGGGTCATCGGTGAGGCCGGGGATTAGCTTGCGCTCAATACCGATCACCATCGCTTCCTCGATCACACACCGCACTTGTTCATTTAGTTCCGCTTCGCGGAACAACCGTTCCGACATGAGAGCCCGGCTGGGGTTTTCTCGAAAGCGGACGTGCATGGGAACTGCGGGATAGGAGATGCATTCGTGAATGAAATCGTGCTCGAATACGCGGCCAATCTTCGCGCTCTTGCCAAAGAAGGCATCGTTGGACTGGTCCAGGTAGGCTTTCTTGGGCTCGCCGAACTTGGCGATATTTTCCTTCAAGCGCATTTCGTAGTAGGCCCGCCCGGTCTTGGACAGGACGACGCGGCTCTTGAGGAAGGTGAGGTGAGACATGGTTTTATGCCAGTGCACCGGCCAATAGGCATGACTCCGTTTGGTCCAGAAGAGGGCCTCGGGTGGAGCCACGTAGGACTCTCCGCCCGGAATGTTGACGGGCGTTCCCTTCACTGACGCGAGCAGGAGACTGGACGAATCGCCAGGATAGGCGATCTCGAACTCGATCTGCTGACCATGCACGAGGATGCAGATCACTTTCTTGGAGTGCTTGGCGACAACGTGGTCGATGATGCCCGTGTTTCGAGTCAGCCACGCATCGAGTTCGGCCGGAGTGACGATGACGTCCCAGTCTTTGGGTTCATGGGCCCCGAACCAATGCTGTAGGGCCCGCGACCCGATCAAGACTGCCATGGTTATTTTCTAGCATACCGAAAACGGTTTCGTAAATTCCAAATCTTTACTTGACAAACTCTCTGCGTCGGCTATGTTGGTTTCAAGGAGAACGACATGACCGACGCAATCTACGACACCGACCTGACCGATCTCGCGAACATCGCGGTGGTCAACAAGGACGGCACGTCCACGGTCACCATGCCGACCGAACTCCTGCACGCCCTTGCTGTTCTGGCTTCGCTGCAACTGCACGACAAGCCGTTCGTCGCCGCCCCGGTGAACCAGGACGGGCCCTCGCCCGATATCTCGCGGATGCGCAACACCCAGAACCAACATCATCATTGGAAGATGCAGGATGTGGCCGCCATGGTGCTGGCCCAACTGGCACCGACCCGCGACGGAATTTCGAGCATCCGACTGACTCGCAGCATTCGCGCGATGGATGCGGCGGCCTCGGCCGAAACTCTGGCCCTGACCGGCGCCGTCGTCGAGGCATAAAAAAAGCCCCCGGCGAACCGGGGGCTTCCTAGTCTGTGTGACCTACTCTTAGAGAGTGTTGGTCAGGGTCGCGACAGCCGTCAGGCCGACAACGCCGTCATCAGCGTGGATGACCTTGCAGTGAGCAGCGATAGCGGCTTCAAGCGAGGCCTTCGACCAAGCATCCATGTGCTCGACAGCGAACTTCAGCGTCGGAGACGAAGCCAGGGTGCCAGCGAAGCTGCCCAGGATGACCGGCTGGCCATTCAGGGAGATGACTTCGATCAGCTTTTCGCGCAGTTTCTTGGCAGCAGCCGCGTCGGCAGCGTCCGCAGCAGCGATGTCGAGGTTGCCGGTGATGGCCAGCGAGAAGTAGTGCAGATCACGACCGAGAGCTTCGCCTGCGGCGACTGCGCCGTTTACTTTATCAACCATAGTAGTATTCCTTTCGGGTTTTGAACAACCCCATTTGGGGTTTGTGAAACTATTTATCATCCGAGCCCGAGTCGGCTGCAATAAAGCCATAACGGACTATTTGTCCATCGGCATAAATACTCTACAAAATCAACCTCAGTGTGCCCATGTTCCTAAACGATATGCTTACGAATACGAACGTTGTCCGGTGGTCCCGTCGCGGTGAAGAGATCAAGAAATCTCAGATCAACCCCGACATCTCACCCCGGAAACGCTTCTCGCTGGTCCGCACTGATGACAAAGGAAATCCGCAATGAGCATTCTGCGCCGCTATCTCGACCCCAATACCGTGACCGAATCCGTGGTCACCGAAGAACCTGCGGCCCCGAAATCGTTCGCCATGGCTCTCAACATCGCCTGCACGGGCGGCAACTGGCACAAGGCTGACGGTATCGCCCAGGTCTACGTCTTCAAGGGCACCTTCCCCTCGGAAGGCGTCGAGGCTGAAGTCCACATGGACGTCAACAACAAGACCTACGACCTGATCGTGACAAAGAACGGTAACGAGATCATTCACGACCGCAAGGAATATCGGGTCTCGGTCGGCGTCGCCGCAGCCGTGGCCTTCCGTCTCAGCCAAGAGGCTTTCGGAACCCCGAACGAGCCCGTCACCGAAAGCGGTGAGGCCATGCCCCGCATCGAGTTCAAGGAACACCGCTACAAGAACACCGAAGACCTCTTTATTTCTCTGGCCAACTTTGAGGCCAGCGGTCCCGATCTCGATACCGTCTTCGCCCTCGCGGCGATGGAATCGTCGTATGTCGAAGACAAGCCCCAGCAGTTCAGCCACGAAGGTCACAATTTCCGGGTCGATTACGGCGTGGACAAAGACGGAGACGAAGTCTTGACCGTCACCCTGCTGCCCTCCGTGGCCGGAACCGGCGAGACCCTCGTATCCGAAAACGTGGCTGTTGGTGACGAAGTGACCGTCGATGGTGAAGACGCCGTCGTGAAGAACCCTGACGCTCCTGGCGACACCGCCTCTGTGCTCGTCAATGGTGAAGAGAAAATGGTCAGAAAGGACGAGGTCAAAGAAAGCCGCAAGCCCAAGCTCGACGAGATGGTGCTCGGCATGACTGCCATGCCGGACATTTCCCGCATGCAGGCCCTGGCGGGCGTTCGTACCCCGGCCGTCATGGCTGCCGATATTCCGCTCGCTCAGGTCGCCGCCAACGTCAAGGCCGTGACTGCCGAAACCCCGATGGCCTCCAATGCTCTGGAAGCGGAGCCCGAGGTGATCGACCTGTCCAAGGGTGAAGAATGCGAAACCGCTGACGCCAGCATCTCGACTGCGGTTGAAGACGCTCTGGCCGTGCTGGAGCGCAACATCGAGAACCTGACCGTTGCTCAGTTCAAGGCAGCAAAGTCGCGCCTTGATGCTCTAGCAAACGTCATGCTTGCTGAAGGGCGCACTCGCGCACGGAAGCTCTAAGAATATATTGAGTCCCAGATATCTGGCCATTAGGATACCTCTACTAGATGCGTTATTTCGAAATTGCAGGCGGATTCAGAGTCCCCGCGTCAGCCGATGAGATGGCAATCCTCTCACTGGCTGATGGCGGGAACGATATCGCCCGCAATGACCTGAACGACCGGCAGAACGAGATCGCGCGCACCATGGTGTCACGCGGTCTTTTGCGTCGGTTCAAGAAGGACGAGGTCACGTTCTTTAGACCTAACGCTGACGATACCTGGAGAATCTAATGTCGGACATCAATACTATGAAGAGCGTCGGTGCACTCGCCGACGCTGCGGCAACGCGTCTTGCCCGGATGTCCCTTACGGACCCCACCCTCAGAGAGGCCATCCAGACAGTCAAGCTCGGCCCCAACTCCGTTCGGGTCGGGTCCTGGGACATCATCCGCAAGGATGACAAAACCTTCACGATATGCTCGGCCAAGAATGGGGATGTCGCACACGAGGGAATCGCCTTCTATGACACCGCCCAGTCAATCGTCCGACTTCTCAATCGCGGTCTGGCGCCGCGCGCGTTTCAGATCATGTCAGTCGTGATGACCAACGGCGAATATACGCGCCAACGCGACGAGGCTGAGTACCAACTTGCTCGGGCTCGGGATTTGTGGCCGACCAGCCCGGAGAAAGCGGAACGAGCCGAAGACCTCCACTCGGTCGCCTATGATCGGGCCCATCAACTCTACAAACGCCTGCCCGTGCCCACGGATTTCTAACCAAGCATAAATAGCTCAGTCAACAACGTGTGTGATTGGGCAACGAATGATAGGCTATTATGAGCGCAAGGAAGCACTGCGGAAGGTATCTCGTCTAAACGAGGAACTGACCAAGCGGTTCGACTTGGCTCTTGATATCAAATCTCGTGAAACCGTGGAGTTCGTTCGCGAACACTACATGGCGAAACGTGAAGCTATTCTATCGAAATTCAGCGTAGCTGAAGCTCTGGAACGTGAAGATTACGCTAAAGCTGTATTGCTCAGCGAAGCAGCGGGTCTGTTCCTTCGTGAAATCGCGCCCACACGCACTAAAACCAGAACGCGATCATCGCGAAAGGAACGTAAATGAGCAAGAAGACCGAAGCTATGGCTGTTCTCCGCCAGATCAATGAAACGAAAGCGAAGATCGCCCGGCTGCGCGAATCGCAAGCCAACCGCCCGTCGCGGTTCGTCCAACTGGTCGAATCTGAACTGGAAAACTACGAGCTTATCCTGGCCGCCAAAGCGATCACGGACAAGCTTCAGGACATGGCCGAGAAAGCCGCGTCGATTGAGGTTGAGGAAGTCATGCCCATCCTTGACGGGATGAAGGCTGCTTTCGGCCCCGAAGCCGCTGAAGCTTTCAACACGGCAGCGACCGAAAGCCTTCGTGGCCTCGTCGAAGCCCTGAAGACCGCCAAGGACCAGATCGGCAACCAGATCATCCGTCTCGAAGGCGGAGACGTCGGCGAGCCCATGAACGACATGGGCATGGGCGACGAACTCGGCGGCGACGTTGCTCCCGAAATGGGTGCCGACATGATGGGTGGCGAAATGGGTGACCTCGGCGACGCGCCGGACACCGACATGGTTCCCGACATGGACATGGAACTGCCCGACGACGGTGCCGGTCTCGACATGGAACTCGAAGACCCGGTCGCCGATGATTCGGCCGCTGGCCGCGCCCGCAAGGAAAGCGTCGAGAGCCTCGACCGTGCCATCCTGGAATCCTTCCAGAAGACCATGGTTTCGGGCGTTAAGCCCGGCGCCGCTGCCCGCGCCGTCGCCGAGAAGTACGATGTTGACGTCTCTGACGTCGTCGATATCGTCAAGGAAGCTGCTGCCGGAATGAAGAAGAAGAACGCCAAGTAAGCATGTTCCTCTTCGAGTTCCTCGGTCAACCGTCGTCGCATTTGAAAGATGACATGAGGGCGTCCATCTTGGACGTCCTCACGCCTCTTGCTGCGAACAAGGTCGAGTTCATCTCGATTGACCGGGTGATCGAGAAACTCAAGACCTCCAGTGCAGGCCTGACTATCGACCGCGACGTCGTCATGCAGGTTCTGGACCCCAACGAGGTCAAGCTGGTCAAGAAGATCGAGGGAGACAAAATCTTCCTCACTCTTCCCAGCCCCACGGCTAACGCCGACAATGAAAAAGAGCACGAGCGGAAGGTGAAGAAGATTCACACCACCGCGTCGAAGCAAGCCCAAAAAGCAGTCAAGAAAAAATCTGACGGGCCATTGGGCTAATCATTTAGGTTTCTGAACCGACCCCAAACTATACTCAAGGGATGATCGTTCAAAACCTCCCGGCACCCCCGCCGATCAATCCCCTCTACACCTATCCTACTCTTGACCGGCAGACTCGCCCTGACGGCGTTCGCCACTACGTCACGCCCGATGGTGAGGCCCTCCCGAGCGTGACCACCATCCTTTCCGCGACCGCCGACAAGTCCGGCCTCGAACAGTGGAAGGCATGGGTCGGCGAAGCCAAAGCCGAGAAGGCACGTGATCAGGGCGCCGCTCTCGGCAGTCTCGTCCACGAACACATGGAATGCTACCTCGAAGGACGCGAGCGTCCCCGTGGCTCAAACCTCATCCGACAAATGGCCGAGAGAATGGCCAACACGATCATTACAGAGGGGCTGGACGGCCTCGAAGAGGTCTGGGGCATCGAGACCCCACTTTTCTTCCCAGGCCTCTACGCGGGCACTACGGACGTTGTGGGGGTATACAAAGGCCGCCCCGCCATCATGGACTTCAAGAACGCAAAGAAGATGCGGACGCGGGATATGATTCCCGACTACTTCGATCAGATTTCCGCCTACGCGCTCGCTCACAATGAACTGTTCAGCACTGAAATTGAAGTCGGTGTGATCTTCATGGCCGCCCGTGATCTTCAGTACAAGACCTTCATTCTCGAAGGGGACGATTTCAAACGGCACCTGGATTCGTTCCTGAACCGCGTCGAGACCTACCACACGTCGGTCGAATAAATACCTGATGGCAACCACTCAGATCAGCAAAATCCTTCTTCGCCGTGGCGATCAGGATGAATTCATCTCCGGCATCCTCGACCCTGCCGAAATGGCCTTCGCACTCGACACCGGCCGCCTCTTCATTGGCCCCAGCGGAGAAGAAGGCCAAGCTGGCTTCCCCGACCGCACCGCTTCGCCGGGCGACAACATCGAAGTCCTCACCGAGGCCAGCCTGGAAACGTTCGCGCGTCTGTTCGACCGCATGAATCGTCTGGCCGGGCCGACCGCCATGGCGACCGGTGCCATCGACCGCAAGCCGTTTGTGGAAGCCGATCTGGCCATCACGGGCTCGACCTGGACTGCACTGACGATCAAGGAAGTTCTCCCCGATGGCACCTATTCGGTGGGTTCTACCATTCCGCTCGTCCTCACCGACACCGATTCCGGTGGCGCCCAAATTCGCTACTTCCTGTTCGCCGCTGACGAAGCCCGTCGCGGTGGAATCATGGAACTGGTCGATCAGGGGTCCAGCATTCAGTTCCACGATGAGTACACCTCCATCGATCACACCAATCAGGCCCTTGTTCGGTTCCGGGCGGCGAAAGATTCGTCGAACCGTCTGACCATCGAATACCAGAACACGACCATCGATACCTACCGTCTCCAAATGCAAATTGTAGTAGCAGCCCGCAGGACATAATCATGAACCCGTTCATCCTCCCCGCCCAGGACCGCCTGGAAGACTGGAAGGCGTTTCGAAAAAGCCTAGTGGGGCTACCGGAAGAAGAACAGTTCGCGAAGACCGCCAAATACTGGGCCATGGCCCCGCTGTCCAAGATCGCCTACGATGTCGAGCAACCCTCCACATGGCTGACGCCGTGGGAAATGGTCAGTGCTGGCGACTGGTGCCGAAACAGCGTCGCCATCGGCATGGAGTTCACGCTGCGTCTTGCAGGAATGAAAGCTGACCGTCTCCGCCTCGAAATGTTCCGAGACTACGATATTTCCGAAGCCGTGCTGGTCTTGATTATTGATGAACGGCGCGTTCTCAACTACACTTACGGTGAAGTTATTGACTACCCAAACACTCGGCATGATGTCGTGGGACGGTGGCAATTCTCTGGTAAGTTTTACGCCACAATCGACAGTTAAATACGCGTCCCTATATTTGAGAGATGAAAAAATATGCCTACTAAGACCATCGTCGTTAAGCGAAATGGTGACCGCGAGGAATTGAACCTCGATAAAATCCACAAAGTTGTCTCATGGGCCTGTGAAGGCCTGACCGGAGTTTCGGTCTCGGAGCTTGAACTCCGCGCCAAGCTCCAGATCAGCAACAACACCAAGACCAAAGACATCCACGAGATGCTGATTAAATCAGCCTCGGAACTCATTTCAGAAGAGACGCCCAACTACCAGTATGTGGCTGCTCGGCTGGTCAACTATCAACTCCGCAAGGAGGTCTATGGCCGCTATGAGCCGTGGACGGTTCGACAACTCGTCGAGACCAACGTCAAGAAGAAACTCTACACCCGCGAGCTTCTTGACAATTTCTCAGACGAAGACTGGCTCCGTATGGAGAAGATCGTCAAGCATCAGCGCGACAACGACATCGCCTACGCGGGCATGGAGCAATGGCGCGGCAAGTATCTGGTCAAGAACCGGGTCACGAACGCCATCTATGAAACCCCGCAGATGGCACAAATCCTGATCGCCGCCGTAGGTTTCATGAACTACCCGCGCGAAACCCGGATGGACTACATCAAGGATTTCTACGACGCCGTCTCAACCTTTGACATCTCACTGCCGACGCCGGTCATGGCCGGTCTTCGGACTCCCGAGAAGCAGTTCAGTTCCTGCGTGACCATCCGTTGCGGCGACAGTCTCGACTCGATCTTCACGACCGCGCACGCCATCGGTCGCTACATCTCGCAGAAGGCCGGGCTGGGCATCGACCTGGGTCCCATCCGCGCGCTCGGCAGCGAAGTCGCTGGTGGCCGCAAGGAGCACATGGGCGTCCTCCCCTACGCGCGTCTGATGCAGACGGCGACGAAGTCCTGCTCGCAGGGCGGCGTGCGTGGTGGCTCGGCTACCATCCACTTCCCGCTGTGGCACTACGAGTTCGAATCCCTCGTCGTTCTGAAGAACAACCGGGGCACCGAGTTCAACCGCATCCGTCAGATGGACTACTGCTTCCTGTTCAATCGCATGATGTATCAGCGTCTCATCTCGGGTGGAGACATCACGTTCTTCTCGCCGAAGGATGTTCCGGGCCTTCTGGAAGCCTTCAGCGCGGACCAGGACGAGTTCGACCGCCTCTACGTCAAGTATGAGAACGACACGAAAATTCGCAAGCACTCCATGAAGGCTCTCGACGTCTTCACTGCGTTCCTCACCGAGCGCAAGGAAACCGGTCGCATCTATCTGATGAACATCGACCACGCGAACTCGCACGGCAGCTTCCTGCCGGACGTGGCTCCGATCACCCAGTCGAACCTCTGCCAGGAGATCACTCTCCCGACCGTACCGCTGGAAAGCATCGACGACGAGAACGGTCGTATCAGCCTCTGCACCCTGTCGGCGATCAACTGGGGCAAGATCAAAACGCTCGAAGATTTCGAACGTCCCTGCCGTCTGGCCATCCGGTTCCTCGACGAACTCCTGACCTATCAGGACTACCCGGTGAAGGCGGCCGAAATCTCCACCAAGGAGTTCCGTCCGCTCGGCGTCGGCATCATCAACCTCGCCTACTTCCTCGCGAAGAACGGTGCGAAGTATGACGCCTCCGCGCTGCCGCTTATCGACGAATATGCCGAGGCGTGGTCCTACTACCTCATCAAGGCTTCAGCCGATCTCGCCATCGAAAAAGGCGCGTGTGAATCCATCGACCGCACCCGTTACGCGGCGGGCATTCTCCCCATCGACACCCGCAAGGCGGACATCGACCAACTGGTTCCGCACGTTGAGCGGATGCCGTGGGAAGCACTTCGGTCCCAACTGATCGCCACCGGCATCCGCAACGCCACCGTCATGGCCCTGATGCCTGCTGAGACCTCCGCGCAACTCTCGAACGCCACCAACGGCATCGAGCCGGTGCGGGCCCTGGTTTCGGAGAAGGTCTCCAAGCACGGCGTTCTGCGTCAAGTCGTACCCGAGATTGGCAAGCTGAAGAACAAGTTCGACCTCCTGTGGGACCAGAAGTCTCCGCGTGGTTACCTGAACATCACCTGCCTGCTTCAGAAATACATCGACCAATCGATCTCGGTCAACACGTCCTACAATCCCCAGAACTACGAGGGCGGCGAGATTTCCATGAAGGAAATGATCACCGATCTCCTCAACTTCTACAAGTTTGGCGGGAAGAACCTCTACTACTACAATACCTACGATGGTCAAGAGATAGAGACGGGTAGCGGTCCCATCGATCTCAGCAAGGACGACGACGTCCTTCCTTCACTCGAAGACGACGACTGCGAAGCCTGCAAGCTCTGATTTTGGTGCCGCCCTTCGGGGCGGCATCTTCTTCCCACGAAAATATTGACGCCGGGACCTATATTCCCCGAAAGTGAACCCATGACAGCATTCAATCTAAAAGCCACCAACCACCTGCTCGCCAAGATGTTCTTCGACGAGAACGGTGGTGTCGGCACCGCGCGCTATGACGTCGTCAAGTATCCAGAAGTCGAACACTTCATCAACAAACAGCTTGGCTTCTTCTGGCTCCCCCAGGAAGTCGATCTCAACGGTGACCGTGGTGATTTCGGCAAGCTGAGCCCACACGAGAAGCACATCTTTTCTTCAAACCTCAAGCGTCAGATCGTTCTCGACTCCGTGCAGGGTCGGGCTCCCACAGCAACCTTCGCGCCCATCACGGCCCTACCCGAGATGGAAACGTGGGCACAGACCTGGGCCTTCTTCGAGACCATCCACTCTCGCTCCTACACGCACATCATTCGTCAGGTCTACTCGAACCCGAGCGAGATTTTCGATGACATGACCTCCATCCCGGAGATCGTCGATTGCGCGACTGACATCTCGCACTACTACGATGATTTCATGCAGTATTCGCTCATCTACCAACTGTGCGGGTTCGGCGTCCACGTCGTCAACGGCAAGGCCTACGACATCAACCCGTATGCGATGAAGCGCAAGCTTTGGCTCACGCTGGCGTCGGTCAACATCCTCGAAGGCATCCGCTTCTACGTCAGCTTCGCGTGCTCGTGGGCATTCGCAGAGACGAAACGAATGGAGGGCAACGCCAAGATCATCAAGCTGATCGCCCGCGATGAAAACCTCCACCTCGGTTTCACCCAGCAGATGATGCGCACCATCCTGCCGGGCGATGACGACGACTTCGCCAAGATCAAGGTCGAGACCGAAGACGAAGTCCGTGAGATGTTCCGCACGGCCATGGACCAGGAGAAGGCATGGGCCAAATACCTGTTCAAGGATGGGTCGATCATCGGCCTCAACGAAGCCCTGCTGTGCGAGTACGTCGATTACATCGGCGCCGTGCGGATGAAGGCCATCGGAATGAAGCCCGACTTCGAATCTCCGGCTCGTGACCCGCTGCCGTGGACGGCTTCCTGGATTTCTTCGAAGACTGTTCAGGTCGCCCCGCAGGAAACCGAGATCACCTCCTACGTCACTGGCGGCGTCAAGCAAGACGCAGGCATGGGAGATTTCGGGGGCTTCTCTCTGTGATCAAGATCATATCCGTCCTGGACCCCACAGACACGGGCCCCGCTGCTGGCGCGGCCAAACGGTCGGCCATAAAGTGGAACTTCCGCCACCATTCGACGTGGGGGTCGGCCCGCGAGGCATACGAGGCGTCAACGAAACTTCGTGAAGAGGGCGCAACCCCTCTGTGCAACCACGGCGACACCCACACGGTCTGGACGAGAATCGTATGAAGCTGCCTGTTGCCCTGACGGAGACCCACACCGCTACCCCCAAGGAGCGCGTGCTGGGTCGTCTGATTGGCTACCGGGAAACCACGCCTCAAGAGGCGATGGAGAAAACCTCATGCGCGACATGTCGGCATTCGAGGGAGTCGAACAAATCCAAGTTCTGGATTTTCCTTGAATGCGTCGATCACGAAATCCCACACACTACCGCCAAGAACATCTGTGAAACCTTTGAAAGGAAAGAATGACCGATACCCTTACCCTGGCAGAGATTTATTCGAAGCCCAATTGCCCTTACTGCGTCAAGGCCAAAGCCTTGCTGGAGAAACACAACATCCCCTATCGGGAAATCAGCGCGGTCGATGAACGCGAAGTCCTGATCGAGCGCGTCGAAGCCGCTATCGGCCAGCCGCCGAAGACTGTCCCCCAAATCTTCATTGACGGTCGGTACATCGGCGGGCACGATCAACTCGTCATCCATTTGGGTGCATGATGTGCAACTTCGGGGCCGGTGTGACCAAACAGAAATCCCTGGCCCGCCAGATGGGCTATATGCCACTCGCGGAGCGCGCCAAGCGGTTGAGCGATCTCTGCGATAAAGCGAAAGGCGCGAAGGTCTCTGTCAATGTGGATGACCTCCGGGCTCTTCTGCGCAACATCGATACCCGTCAGGCTACCCCGCTCGAAAATGGAGTGGTGGTTATCGACGAAGTCAGGGCTGATCGCTTCGTCCGTGCGATCAACGATCTTCTTCCCGCTGACCTCATGGACGATCACGTCTACGATTTCGGTTTCGAAATCACAGCCAGACCAGAAACCATTGAAGCCCTGAAGCGGTCGGACAATACGTTCGCTGGCCGCGTGATCTCGTATCTTTCGGGACCCGATGGGCGGAACCAATATGAAGATTGGATTGATCAATCCAGCACTCGTGCGTGGGCCGCTGAAATGGCGGCGACGAAAAGGGCTGTTAAATCCGAGACTTGATTTGGTTTAACCAACTGGTCTCAAAAAAATCGCAGAAATGCGAAAAAAGATGTTGACCCAAAAACTACCTTCCCCTACATTGTGGACATCGACGGACGGCGCGGCGCGCTTCTGACCTCTTCGGGGGTTCGGAGCGAGCCAGCCACTCTCCCCGGAAACTGATAGCCGAGCCAAGACCCTTCGGGGCGATGGCAGAGTTGTCTCGGATGGGAAGTTTGGTGTTCGGGACCGGGATGCCGCGTGTGGCGAAAGGCTCAGCAATGGGCTTACAGGGAAGGGGTGCCATGCCCCTCTCGACCTCCGCAAGGAGGGTTGATCACGCCGGTCGGACCTAGAGGGGAGACCCTCAAGCATCGGGTGTCGAAACCTGGGTGCTAGGTCGGAAGGATGGCTCATGAAAAGTTTGCCAGTGCCGAGAGGTGAGGTGAGCCTGCGTCCGCAAGACGCTAGTGGGGTGCAAACCATTCCATGACGTAAGGTTAACGACCTGGGCTCTATGGTGTGAGGCTTCGCAGCCGAATGCTGTAGTTCAGTTTAAGGGTCTTTGGTGTCACTGGTCGGAAAACCGGACAGAGAACGACTGAGACCTGATGTGGGTTGGCGAAAGCCGATCACGAGAACGACCAAGTAGCCCGCAAGGCGAACGGTATGTGGTGTGTTGTATTCTTAGGCCTAAACAGCTTGAGAGCAACTGGACTGACACATCACGATGGATTGCGAATAGCTCAACGGTAGAGCATCAGCCTTCAAAGCTGAGGGTCATCAGTTCGATTCTGATTTCACTTGAAAAACGCAAAAGCTCAGTCCGGTAGAGTGTGTAAGGAACCAAATACCTGAGGACTTCGGTCCAATCGGGTCGGTCGGAAGCTCGCAAGGCCATGATCGTCGGTAGAACTGAGAACGGTGGGGTCGAACCCTTAAGAGGCCTTTGACAGGGCATCACGTAGGAAGGACTGCTGAGTAGCACTCTGCGTCACCGCCACAGCATGCGGTATACAAGTTGCGGTTCTAGTGGATAGTTGGTTAGAGCTTGCTCGACCATCTGGACAAAGATTGGAAGGCCGGTCGGCAGATCGCGCCGTAATCCTTCAAAAGGCCACTACTAAAGCATATAGTCTCAGTGCTTCACCATTGAACAACCTCTGGTCCATCCATCTTCTTCGAACTCTCGAAGCTGATCTGGATGGACCATGAGGTTTTTTCCATTTTTGGTTACATAGACCTTGCCTCGATTGTTGCCCGCGAGGCGACCGACTGACCAGCCATCCGCCTCCATTTCTGCTACCATGTCTCCCGGAACCGCCCGACACTTCGTTCCGTTGTTCATGTAGACGCGTTTGCGGTTGTGCGTGCCTCTGGCTCGCCCTCTGGCGAAACCGAGTTCCTCGTATGCGCCAACCTGATCAGTCGGAACTCGCCTGTCCGTGGCGCCATCACTGACCCAGACCGTGCCCGTTCCACTGAAATCAAACGACGACGCGGCCAGGACTCGGTTGTAGAACAGCGGAGAGCGAACGCAGTCTCGATCTTCCTGGTATCGACGTTCGGTATCTAGGAGATCGTCTAGCTCAACCTCTTCCAAAACAATCTTGCTAAAGTTCTCGACGCCTAGAGACCGGACGTGCTCGGTAAGGAGGTCGCAACTGCCCCAATAATCATTGAACTTGCCCTTGTCTTTCTTCGAGCCGATGTAGAAATACGGAGGCTTTTGCTCACGTAGAGCTTGCTTGTTGATGATGAGGTATATGATACCTAGCATGAGACTATTTAGTCTCACCTATATTTGGATTTTGGTTGCGGCCAATGGTATCATGAAGTCATGAACATGATTGACCCGGAACTGGTGCAAGACGCCAAGGTCGCTCTCTATTGCGAACTGTCCGTGGCCAACTGGAGGTTCGAGGACGAGGTCTACGATATCGAAAAAGAACTACCAGAGTTCTTGTGGATGCTGTTTGACTACGTGAACCTTTTTTTCGGGACGCCTACCCGCCAAACCGCCCCTCAAGAATATGTGCAAGAATATCCTCTCGACTGGTCGTATGATCACTACGAGTATCTGATTAGAAAAGCCGCAACCTATAAAGCATGGGTTGAAGCACTAATAGAGAGTGACGGTTGGTTCGGGGCAATTTTCGATCTTTTTGCGTCACCTCCTGGTGAGTTGACGGCTCTGACCATCAAAAATCTGTTGTTCGTGGTGTGGTCAGCCGGGGCGCCCGATTTCCAGATAGATCGACCCGGCTTGGCAAACGAAGTGATACGGCGAAATATGGAAAACGCTCTGATGGACGAACCATTTAAATTTCAGATCGTGTAGATTTAATTCGGTGAACCAAAATACCTTTCTGTATGGTGCCGCTATTCCCCCTGTGGGTCCACCAACAGAAAGTCATCTATGACCGATTTCATCATCCCCGGCATTCTCGCCGTAGTCGCCCTCTTCGGCGTCTTCCTCGTGATCGCCATCGTCAACCTGCGGCGCGTTGTGCCGACCAACATGGTTCACATCGTCCAGTCCAGCAAAAACACCACCTCATTCGGCAAGGGCAAGGAAGCCGGAAACACCTATTATCAGTGGCCCGCGTGGCTGCCTGTCTTCGGTGTGGTCGTCTCTGAATTCCCCGAGTCGGTCTTCGACATCAGCCTCAAAGACTACGACGCCTACGACATCGGCCGTCTGCCCTTCATGGTCGATATCGTCGCCTTCTTCCGTATCGAGGAATCCGCAACCGCCGCTCAACGGGTCTCTTCGTTCGAAGAACTCCGCGAGCAGTTGAAGTCGGTCCTCCAGGGCGCCGTGCGGACCATTCTCTCGACCAACAAGCTCGAAGAGATCATGCAGGACCGCTCCAAGCTGGGCAGCGAGTTCACCACCGAGGTCAACCACCAGCTTCAAGAGTGGGGCGTCACCACTGTGAAATCCATCGAGTTCATGGACATTCGCGATGCCGGTGGCTCCAAGGTGATCGCCAACATGATGGCCAAGGAACAATCCCGCATCGAGATGGAAAGCCGCATCACGGTGGCGGAGAACATCCGCGAGGCCGAACTCAAGGAGATCGACGCCAATCGGACCATCGAAGTCCAAAAGCAGGACGCCGCCCAACAGATCGGCATTCGTACCGCCACCAAGGAAAAGGAAGTCGGCATCGCCGACGAGCAGGCCCGCCAGGAAATCCTCACGCAGGCCCGCACCACCTCGGAGCGCGAAATGGAGGTCAAGAAAGTCGTGGAGGTCAAGACCGCCGACATCGCCAAGGATGTTGCCATCGTCAAGGCCGAACAGGACCGCCAAGTCACGGTCGTCAACTCCGAAGCCGACAAGCGCAAGGTCGTCATCGCGGCCGAAGCCCAGCGCGAGCGCACCGAAGTCATCGCACAGGGTGATCTCGCGGCAGCCAAGAACAACGCCGAGGGCATCAAGGCCACGGGTGAAGCGACGGCCAAGGCCGAAGAGCTTATCCTGATGGCCCCGGTCACGGCGCAGATCACACTCGCCAAGGAGATTGGCGACAACGACAACTACCAGAAATACCTCGTCACGGTCGAACAGATCAAAGCGAGCCAGACGGTGGGCGTCGAGATGGCACAGGCGATCAAGGCCGCCGACATCAAGGTGATCTCGAACTCGGGCACCATGCAGGGCGGCGTTGCGAGCATCGCCGACATCTTCTCTCCGAACGGCGGAACTGCCATCTCCGGTCTCCTGACCGGTCTGGCGCAAACCCCCGAAGGAAAGGCCCTGGTCGGTCGTTTCACGGACAGCCAGAAGACCTCGCCGGAGCCCAAGGCGATCTCCGCCTAAGTCACGCGAAGTAAGAAAAGGCGGCGACCGTTCCTTGGAGCGGTCGTCGTTTTTATTTGATTACCCGGCGATCACTGTATTACGATACAGTATGTTTGAAAAGATCATCAAGTTCCTCGGATGGGGCAAGGCCCCGTCAAACTATCAGGCTCCGACGATGCCCGCAGTGCGGTCTCCGAAGCCTTTGCCGCCAAAGGGCACCGTGGTAAAGGCTGAGAAGCCCAAGCCGAAGAGACCCATGCCGAGGAAGAAACCCGTTGTCAAAACGCCCACGCCCACGCCCGACGTTTGATCTTCGGAAGGACGGCCCGCCTCCGCCGCCACCACCTCCGTTGCCGTTTCCGCAACCCCGATGGGTGATGAAATAACGTCTTAGAAGACCAGGATGCGGCCGACGAACAGGTCGAGAAGCTTCCGCATCTCATTGTTGATCTTCACTGCATGGCTGTTCATGATGCCCTTGAAGACATTCTCGTCCATCTCGACCTTCGCCCGATTGGTGAAGTCCAGCCAGTTGAACGGGCCGCCCATGTCAGGCGTGTTGAAACGCACTCGACCCTGAACGATGAACTGGGCCATGATCTCGATTGTGGCCTCTCCGGTTCGGTCAACGACCGCCTGCATGGCCTTCGTCTTGCCAATCAGGGAAGCTGCCTGCGCTATCCCCATAGAGATCGCGTGACCCGAGCCATGCTCCATCTTCTTGAATGCGGGTGCTGAGGACAGAATGCTGTCGGCCTTCATCAGCGCATTTCTGATCTCGTTGGTGAGTTGATAGATTTGGTTCGAGACCGCGTGCGAAGACAGCGTGCGTCGGTGGCGTTCGAAGTGGTTGGCACCCCCATACTGGAGCGCATGACAGATGCGGTGCGCGACCATCCACGGCGTCAGCGGGATTCGACCGTCGCCCTCGTTCTGGACGAGCAAGATTGTAATGTTGCCCTCGGTCTTGGGTTCAAAGCCAAAGATGCTTTTGAACTGACCGGGCTCATCATAGAAGCCAGCGTATCGGTCCAGGTTGTGGACCGATATATTACGCGGATTGACCCTGCTGGTATACTTGGGCTCATCAGGATAGAGGGGGTGCGGGATTTTGAAGGAGGATGAGCCGTCGTCCATGCGGAGCTTTTCTTCGGGGGGCTGGTTCGCTTCGGTGGCGTTGAAGACGTAAATGTTGAAGTTCCACGGCGTGCGGGAGAAATGGCTGTCGAGTTTCTTAAGCCACTTCGGGCTCTGCACTGCCTTGATGTCGTCCGGTCTAAGACTTCCTTCGCGGGATAGATCACCGTAGGCACCAAAGTCGGCCAGGGGTGCCTCCATGATGCTCTCGAAGAGGAAGTTGACGTAGTCGGACATCCTGTATTTATTCGTTGACCGAAAAGGACCGGAAGGCTAAAATGTTTCCTATGACAATTCTGGTCACCATTCTCGTACTTGCTGGAATCCTGGTCTTCATCACCTGGGTTCTCGGGGAGGAAGAAAAAGCCGCGCGCCAGTGGATGGTCGAGCGCGGCTTCACCCTGAGCAAGTTCGAATATTCGTTCTTGGATTTCTGTTGCATGGGTGGAGACTCGCGGAGGACGTTCGTATTCGTCGGGACCCGAGACGGGGTGGCCGCCAAAGGATACCTCTGCTACGGGGCGTTCTGCACTCCCGTCATTCATTACGAGAACCGATAGTGACCAGCGAGGAAACGCCCACCGGCCTGTGGCTCTGCGACCGATTGGTGAGCCTCAAGCACTGGTTCATGGGCTACGAGTCTTTCACGATGAAACCCGAGGTCGTCGAGTGGCTGTGCGAGAACACGCCCGACTTCGTCATGCTCGACGACACTCGCGAAGAATATCCCCGTCTACTCATGTTCAAGACCGTGGAGCACGCCTTCGCGTTCCGTGCTTTCTGGTCCGACAAAGTCGAGGTCTAACCATGCGCCGCATCATCCTGGCCCTATCAGCACTCGCTCTCGCGGCCTGTACGCCCGCAGGGTCATCAGACGTCAATGAAGCCGAAACGACCGTTCCTCCTCCGGTGCCCCGCGCCGCGCCGCCTGCCGCTGGGGCACCAGCCACTCCTGCTCTTCAGATCAATCGAAATGGCGTCCCCATCCAGTTGACCTATTCGTATTCCGGTCTCCCCGGCATGCATATCCTGACCGACAAGGTCACGGGCTGCCAGTTCTTCGCCCCCGTGGCCGAGTACGATTCCTATTCGGAGAGATACACCTACAAGACCATGATCGAACGTCCTAACGGGCGCGGTGGTCAAGCTGGATGTAGAGGCCAACGCGTTCAATAGATAAATATCGGATGGACAACTCCGGTATACGAAAATCTCTTATTGTCGTAGAGACTGCCGCCGCCGAACAGGTTGCGCCACACGATCATTGTAGCTGCCAAGACGTGGGTCTTGACGAGTTTGCGGGTGCAGGCCCCGGCCAGACCTTTAGGGCTGGTGGCATGACGATCTCTATTTCCGGCCAGGGCGGCGTGACTGTCAATGGGGTTCGGTATGGCAGTTCCGGGGTTTCGAGACCGGCCTCCGGGGTTTCGAGACCCTCCGGGATTTCAAAACCGGCATCCGCAGTAGTTCCGTCATCCAACATTCCATCCAGCACGGCCAAGAAAGCCGAAGTAGAAACCCTCGGCGAAACAAAGATCGTTTTCTATGGGGTTTCACAATCCCATCAAGACATAATGACACGGAGCGTAGAGTCGGCCCGCAGAGCCCTTGCTGCTAAGGGGCTGGTATGGCTCATGAACGTCTCCCTGTACGTCAGAGACGATTCACGGTGGGGTGGAACATATTTCGGAGATCGTGATGAGGTCTGGGTATCACCGACATCGTCGAGTTCCCTTACGTCGATCATCATTCATGAGTTCGGTCACCGGTTTCATTACCGGGTCAATCGCAGCATTTGGACAGACATCCGCAGCAAGTACCACTGGTGCCTGAAGAATGATTCGACGTCATTCCCTCGCCAATACTCCAGAACTGATGATCGGGAGTTCTGGGCTGACAACTTCACTGGGTGGGTTCTCGGAACCCCGCTAAATCCCTACATGCGGACCTGGGTCGGCGAGATAATTAGCAAATACAATCGTTGACCTTCGCGGGTGAGCGCGGTATTGTTTTCTATGCACGATTCATACTGTAGACACTGCGGCCTTGAGCACGTCGGTACGACCTCTCCGCAGACTTGCCGGGGGTGCGATAAGCAGACGTGGCAGAACCCCTTGCCGGTTGCGGTTCTCATCCAACCAGTCAAGAGCTTCGACCACAAGCGCACCGGCATCCTGATCGGCAAACGAGGCATCCATCCCCAGAAAGGCGAATGGAACATCATCGCTGGTCACATCGACCCCAAGGATGCCTCGGTTGAACATGCCGCCATTCGAGAAATGAAGGAAGAAGCTGGGCTCGACGTCGATCTCAGCATGGTGAAAATCGTGTCGTCGTTCAGCAACGGCGGCCACGTCCTGATCTTCTGCGAATCCACCCAGACCGTGCAGGAGTACGACCTCGACGCTTTCTTCGAGCCCAACTACGAGTGCCCGGAAATTCGCGTTGCGTGGGAGCCAGAGGAACTCTGCTTCCAGTCCCACACTCGCGCTATGGCGGCGTGGTTCGAGAAAAACACGGTTGCGAAAAATACAGCCTAGGGCTTTCGCTTTTCGGGCGAATCGTGATAGCCGCTCTGTTCCTGCATCTTTTGCGAGAACCTAGAGCCGTTATGAGCAAGATAGACTATCGAACAATGCCGTGGGGGGACGCGAAGCACGCTCGTCTGAAAGTCCTATGGGAACAGGGGCTGCGACGTGAAGAGATCGCGGACCAGTTCGGTGTGTCGCCGAACTCTATTTCAGGCAAGGTTCATCGCCTTGGCTTCGAGCGTAAGCTTTCGGTTCAGCAACGAGACGAAAAGGTCAAACCGGTTGTGTCCAAACCCATCGCAGTGCCCGTCGTTGTGATCGCCGAGTCAAAACCAGTGCCGCCACCACCACCGCCGCCGCCTCCCCCGCCGCCACCTCCCCCGCCGCATCCGCGCGCCATCAACCCAGATGACGTCTACGATGAGCACAACCTCCTGGGTCGGCGGGTCGTGACGAAGTCCAATTTCAAAGGCGTGGCGGATGTCGTCTCCGAGAACGCCAAGCCGTGGACGCGACGCGGGCTCAAAGAATGCTGCTATCCCGTTCACGACAACGTGCCGGTCGAAGTCCAGGAGGCCTGCTGCAACAAGACCGCGCCGGGCAAGCCCTACTGCGCTGGCCACATCGAGATCATGTTTCCGCCACGTCGATAATGGTTGACCAAAATATCACCGTGACGTAAGGTGATGCATCTCACTCCCTGCTCGGTCTTACACCAGCAAAGGAGCTAGAGATGAAAGTGTTTGTTCTGCTTACCGTTTACTCCGACTACGACGACAACTCGTCGCAAATCGTGGGCATCTATCACAAGAGGGAGGACGCCTTCGCGAAAGTGAAGGAACGGCTTCCGAAGGCGGTGGATAAACTCGATGAAGCGTGGCCTGTGGAGTGGTATATCCCCAAGTCGAACGAATCGTTCGTACTCGAAGAACACGAGGTCGAATGAGACAGGCCCCTCGGGAAACCGGGGGGTTTGGCTTTTTGTGAAGGGAGACTTTATGAAATTTCGTATCCTCTTTCTCGCCCTCGCCCTTGCGGCCTGTGATCGCCCAGTAGCGGAAGCCCCTATCGACGTGCCCGCGATAGAGCAGGTATCGCTGCCCGCTCCGGTTCAGACGAGTTCAGATATCGTTGGCCGGGTTGTCGGCGTCCACGACGGGGACACCATCACGGTCTACCGGCCGGGCGAGCCGGAAGCCAAGATCAGATTCGCAGAGATCGACGCCCCAGAACTCGGCCAGCCGTTTGGCCAGAACTCCAAGCAGATGCTGAGCGGTCTCGTATTTGGGGTTCCGGTACGAGTCGTGGTCGAGGACGTTGACCGCTATGGACGCCACGTGGGCCGCGTCTACGCTGACGACCAGGACATCAACGCCGAGATGGTTCGTCGGGGCGGTGCTTGGGTCTACCCAGACTACAGTCGTGACCCGACCTTCCCGCCCATGGAGGTGGAAGCCCGCCGAGCAGAGGTCGGCCTATGGGCACCAAACTTCACTCAGGGCCGCGTGGAGCCGTGGAACTGGCGGAGAGGACGTCGGGCCGCCGCCAACGATAACGCCCCTGTGGCGCCCCCTCAGGCCCCAGCAGAGCGGTCTCTGGTAGCCGATGGGTCGTGCACCAAGACCCGTTGCAGCGAGATGACGACGTGTGCCGAGGCCCGCCATCACCTTGAAATCTGCCACGTCTCGCGACTAGACGGCGATGGAGATGGCACGCCGTGCGAAGCCATCTGCTAATTACTTGACATGGTTTCGCAGTCTGGTATGTAGGTCTCATGTTCGCATTTGAAATCACTCCCGGAAAACCGCCGAAGCCGGTCTGTATGTTCACATCGCACCAATACACGCCGATAGAGCATCGTGGCTACGAGGTTGTTCTGCGCTGCGCGTGCGGCCACGAGGTCACGGAGATGAACTTCGATGCCATCCCGGAGGACGACCATGATTGATCGCGAGAACCGCAAGCTGGGCGCGACGACGCGCCGCCACGAGGTCGTGTTCGTCAACTCCGCCGACATGTATAAATCGGCCTCGTTTCACATCGCGGGTCGGTCGTGTGGTCGAGTCGATATCATCAACCTTGGGGGTGTTGCCCGGCTGGAGATCGATGCCGCCGAGACCCTGGCCAAGACCATTCTGATGGCCTGCCGGGAAGCCCGCGAAGCGCAGGCCGAAGTCGAGGCCGCGAAATGACGTTCGAAGGACGGAAGGGCGACCCGGCGCCGCTCCGCGAGGGCGGCAAGATCGTATCGGTTTCGGTGAAGACCACCATGGAGTCCGGCAAAGGCGTCGGCTACTGGGTGACGCTCACCAACGACCTCGGCCAGACCCTGACGCCGATGATGTCCTACACGCGCTCCAACGCCCTCTGTGAGGCCACCGAATGGGCAGACTTCCTCGGCGTTGAGATGCAGCCCTTCTACGAGGACGGTGTCCTGATCGAGCCCGATTTTGTTCTCGGCCGTTTCCGGGGCGACGATCAAGTTGGCTGACGTTCGGGAGTTCGCCTCCATCGAGATCGACCCGAGCAATAACCCGGTCTGCATCCACATCGTGAAAACGAGTTCGCAGAACCACTGCCGCTCCATGATGGGTTTTAAGTACAAGGAGATGACGAGGCGGTGGGAAGGTCCAGGTTGGGCCTCGCGGCCCGGTATGCGGTGGTTCCAGACCCTGCATCTTGATCATTTCAAGGAACGTCGGGCCACGGACGCCTTCATCTTGGGCGAGGACGAGTTTCAAAACATCCCGACGTGTCACTACGACGACGTCCTGGTTTTCTATGCCGCCATCGGTTGGGACCGTAAGCGAGGACGTTTTCGTCCCTAAATAGGGGATGCGATTCAAAGAGATCAACGAATCTTTCGACGCCCCTCTGCAATGGCATTGGGCCAGCTATGGCCGAGCGTTGCAGCGGGCAGAGTTCGAGGTCGGCGATGGCGATGATGCCATCGAATACAAGGTTCGTTTCCAAGGCGACGACGACGACGTTCACGTCTCATTCGACGCCATGATCGACGGCAAATCCTCAATGGGGATGACAGGAACGGGGTCGGCCAACCGGGTCCTGGCCACCGTGATCGACATCGTGCAGTCCTTCCTCGAAGACCGCCAGCCGAAGGGCTTCCACTTCACTGCGTTCGCCGATGAGGGCTCGCGGGTGTCACTCTACAAGAGGATGGCTCGCACCCTGCACGCGCCGGGCTACGACCTCGAAGTCACTCACGACATGAAGTCGCAAACGATCTTCCTCTACACTAAGACTGGACGATCAACTGTCCCTTCTCAATGAGGAAGTTGACCTTGTCGGTCGCGTAACCATCAACCTCTTCCTGAGGCATCGGGCCTGATTGGCGGCAGGCGCCAGCCGCATAGGCGGCTGCCAGCAAGCTTTCGAGGTGCACGGGCGTGACTCGGAAATATGGGGTCGGGTTGGCCATCTCTTCCCCTAGCACCGGTCAAGCAAGCTCGCAATTGAAAATATTTACTTGACAAGATATGCCGATGGTCTACTGTGGCGTCAACAGCCGAGGAGAGATTGCCGTGATCGAAGTTGATGTGACCCGCGTGTTCCACAAGGACGGCCCGGACGGCGAGGAGCGCGGCACTGCGGTGACCACGAAGGAAACCTTCGCGAACATGGACGCTGCCATCGAGTTCGGCCACAGCGAGAACGCGAAGGCCGACCGGATGGGCAGCCACATCACCAACGTCTTCCAGGACACGATGAATTTCTGCTGCTTCGATATCTCGGACATCTGGGATGCAGCCGGTCCCGGCTTCATCGACGACTACAACCGCTTGAACCCCCGCTAAGGAGAGCAGCGATGACCCCGCAGGAAATCTACGACGAAGCCGTCGAGGCTGCCAAGACCGGCATGGCCAAAGGCGTCCTCACCCACGACATCAACGGCGGCATGTGCGGCGCGACCTGGATTGTCATCCGGCCCGCGACCGGCGCGTTCGTCCGCTTCCTGAAGAGCAAGGGCATCGGCCAGCGCGGCACCTACGGGGGCTGGGAGATTTCGAACCCGGTGCGCTTCGACACTCAGAACGTGGACCTCAAGATGATCTCCACCCGCGCCTTCGCCGACAGCCTGCGGGCCAACGGCATCCTGGCCACCGCCTATGAAAGGCTGACCTAAGGGTTGGCCCCCAGATCGTCCCCGAGGTCGTCTGCGAACTTGTGGGCGAGCCTCAGGGCATGATCGGCGGATGCCCGAATACCTTCCGCCAACACTGCGCTTCTGTTTCGGTCGAACGCGGACGAGCCTCGGTCGGCCAGAATCTCGTCAGCTTGCGCGTAGAGAGCCACGCGGCGTTCCTCCAGATAGGAGATGGCGGTCTGGACGTCGTCCATGCTGAAATCGTTGGCGGAGATGACCCGGAAGGCCCGCAAGCCGGGATGATCGTCGGGCGCGACGTCTTTGCCACCCGAGAGGTTTAGTGCCTCAAACATATGGCGGGGGTTCGCCGTGTCGGTGTTGTCGAGCCGAATAGCGTGTCTGACTTGCATGAGGAACTCCTTCATTCCCATCATACACCAGTTTTTCGGAGCGTTAACCGGGTGGACGAAAAAATATTGATCGCCTCCCGGCTTTACCTCATAGTCGAAGAACTGAAGGGCAGCCCCCAGCCCTTCGTCCAGTTATCTGGTTTCCTTCTGATCTCTATCGGGGTGGTCTGCTGCTAGGCGGACAGACTGACGGTTTTACCTTTCTTACGTCAGGCAGAAGGTGGGAGCCCTTCAACCTAGTTGGGATACCTGATCATATCGTATCCCTCGTCCTCGGACCCGAAGCTGTCCTCGTCTTCCGCGAAGCCGAAATCTTCATACCAGGACTTGAGTTGCTCGGTGGTCATCCTCCCGTAGTCCCCATATGTTTTCGCGGTCAGGGTCATCTTCACGCCATGGAGATCGGCCAGACGACAGAGCATCATCATGGCTTCCTTACCTCCGCCCTGGCGCGGCGTCAGGGCTCTGACATCTGAGATATGGATAGCGTTGTCGAAGCTAGACACCTCGACCGACGCGTTGGTGGTCAGCCGGGCCCTGCGGTCCATCGGGTTGTCCTGCGTGGCGTCATGGTAGTCGTTCATGAAAGCGTCGAGCTTGGCCTTCGCAGGGTTGGAGCCCAGCTTGATCACCGGGGTGGTGCCGTCGATGGGCACGGTGCGCATTGCGCTACCGAGCTTAAGGCTTTCCTCAGTGATTTTGATCGAGTCCAGGAAAGAGCGCATGCCCTATTTATTCGGGTCGAGCCTCAGCGGGATGAGGAAATCCTTGATCGGGATGACGGCCTCGCGACCGTCCGCGAAAATGACCGCGACCAGTTTGCACAGGTAATCTGCCCGCATAAGCGTGCGGGTTTTCTCACGCACGACCGTACAGGGCTCGCCCTCGTAGAGGCCGTCCTCGTCCATGAGTTGGGAGGTGAAATCGACCGAATCCGCCTCGAAGATGTTCGCGTTCGGGTCCAGGAGGGTGATGTTCTCTTTGGACTGCGGATGCAGGCATTCGGACAGCATGACGCGGATTTTGTCCCACGCCTCCTGAGAGAGAAATTGGAAATCCTCATCGCATTTGCGACCGACCTGCGTGGAGATCGCCACGGCCTCGCCGTCAAGGGCGTAGACCCTCACGCCCACGGCGGAATCGGTGCACATCCAGGTGTGGAGGTAATGGTACTTGAGACGCGTCTCGACTTTCTTCCAGTCGAACTCGCACGTGCTCGAATAGCCGAACTCGACCACGAGATGGTCAGAAAGACCACCTCGGGTGTTCTTCTCGGAGGTGTCTACCTTCCTGATGGCTTCCATGATGTTCATGAAGGGAATGGAACCCCAGCCATGTGCATGACCGTGAATACAACTGCGGCCAGGGCGCAAACAACGGAAGCCACGATCAGGCATAGAAGAGTTTTCATGATGATTTCTCTATACAGGAAATCGGCGAGCCGTCAAGGTTTAGGCGGCCATCTTTTCTTTCACCTTCGGCTGGGTGATCGCCATACCGGCGACGTTGACGCGGAACTTCTCCAGGAAGGGGACTTGGCCCCAGACGGCGGGGAAGTCGAGGTAGTAGTCGTAGGTCTCTTCGTCCTCGTCGTAGGGGGCGCGGACCATGAAGCCGGTGAAGAACTCGACGCCGACATTGCGGGCCATCACGGCGTGCAGGCCGGTTGTGGCATCGCAGATGAACACCGCGCCATCGTTTTGGTCGATGATGCCCCGCACTTCGCGGTGCTTGCAGCGCGCGATAAAAGCCGCGAAGGCCTTGCTGGTGGGGTTCTTGAGCGTTTCCATGAGGCCACGATACAACGAAGATCGCGTTTGTCAAGTAAACATTTTGATAAATATTTCAAACAAACAAAGGTATTCCATGACCATAGATATCGATAACTTTCGCCAAAATTGATTTCCTTGAGTTGCTGGTCAGCCTCGATGGCACGAATGGAACGACGCTGTGCGAGAACAAAAATATTGTTATATCAGGCGGGGATGCCCCTAGCCAAAATGGTTTGGACGCTATTGCTATCCTGGAAGGTCGAAGCTGCAACGTCTTTGTTCCGGGCTGATTGACATAGTTGAAACTCACGGATAAAGGAGATGTAACTTTCTCTTTATCCTTGGGTTCTCAATGAAAATCGGTGATCTCGCCCCGATGACGTCTTGCACCGTTGTATACGGGGACAAATCCCAGTCGATGCGACTGTCCTTCAAGGCACCCAAGGGTCGCCGCATGGTCTTCATGCTTCTCGGTGATGAGGCCGCAGACGGAAGTGACCCCATCGACGGCAAGGCCGTTCTGGAAGCGATGGGTTGGGAAATTCGAGATGAGAAAGCCGTGGTGACCGGATGACCGACGCGGCGGAAATATCCGACAACGAACGATTCTACGATGAAGTCGTGGCGCCAGAGTTGGCGAAACTGAATGCCCTGATGCAAGATCGCGGCATGGGTTTCGTCGCCACCGTCGAATACAATCCTGGCGATTTTGGAACCACCGCCAATCCCGCTGTGATGAAAAGCGATGGCTGTCTGCTCACCTACTCGGCCGCGCGCTCCATGGGGAACATAGACTCGATGGCTATCGCGTGGGCAAAGCACGTTCGCGAATCCGGTCGCCCCCACGGTTCCATGGTCCTGAACCAGATGGGCGTGAACCCCGACCCCGACAAACGAACCTAGTCCGTGACTGCCCACCAGACCGCATAGTCGGTGCCTGCATCCTCGCGGGGGTCGTCGTGGAAGCCTCGGATGATTTTTTCTTTCCGATGGCTGCCCTGCACGTAGACGCATCCGCACGATGAGCAGATGTGAGCATCTTCTTCGATGAGGCGTTCAACCACGATGGGGTCCACCTCAGCGATCTCAGCGAGTTGAGATTTGTGAATTCGGGCCTGACGATTCAGGGTGCGGAAACCACAATCCGAGTTTGGGCACGGCTTGTCCTGCTTGCTCCGGTGAGCCATCAGCGAGACACCAGGATGGCCGGACCCTCAAGTTTTCCGCCGATGAGCTTGGAGGAGAGCGGGTTGACGACACCGTCGTGGAAGCCCGGCCAATACATGTTCCATTGCTGGCCCTCATAGGTGACCGTGTGGGGTCCCTGAGCGAAGCCGTATGTGCAGTCCAGGAGTTCTGTGAGGTCACCGAGGCGGAGAGTCATCTCGCCCATTTTTCTGACCTCGCCGTTGGTCTCAATGGCGAGCACCTGACCGGTCACCGGGCTGCTGTCCTTGTTGAGTTGCTCGATGTAGGAGAGAGCGGGCTTGCCTTCGTCGAGATATTCTTCCGGGAGGACGTCCGACCATTCGCGGATGTAGAGTTCCTCGTATTTCAACTGGCGGACAACCTGGGCGTCTTTCAGCAGAGGTTCGCCGTCCATTCCGGTCGCCTCGAAGCCCTCTTCCTCGTCCCAGATCGGCTCGCCGTGGACGAGGAAGGCTGGGCGTTTCTGGGCCAGGAGTTCATCCAGCGAGGCGAGATTGTAGCACTCAATCCAGAACCGTTGTCTCTCGTCGTTCCAGTGCAGGGGGTAGACGGAGACGCCCTGCTCGTGGGTATCTTTCTGACCCATAGCGGCTACCCAGTTGGGCGCGGCGCCGATCTCCGACCGGCCGTTCTTGGGGAGGTCCCCGAAGCGCACATAGGGGGTTTCGTCGGCGTTTTCGAAGAGGCGAATCCAGGTCTGCATGCGAATATTTAGCCGCGCATAGACGAAGGGCCCCCGCGAACGAGAGCCCCCCATTCAGACCAGATCGTGTTCCTCCAGCGCGAACGCATGGTAGGAACCGAACAAGTTGGAACCGGGTGCCTCCCACGTGGATTTCTCCGGGTCGGCATCAGGAACCGTCTTCAGCACTTCCGCGAAGGCCACCGAACGGTCGCGATAGACACCCAGAACAGAGTCCTGGCCGCCGTCGCGGTATTCGTGGTCCGACTCGATCAACACATATACTTTCATCTCAGTTCTCCATTGACACATTTTTGGTCGCAGGCGGAGGACTTCGACACGGACACCATAGGCGAGAGAAACGGCTTGTCAAGCAAAAATCCGTATGGTATGCGGCAAGCATGAAAAAGATCATCTGTCTTTCCACCGAGGGCGGCGACCGCGAAGACGGCAGCGTCTACTATTCGGAGTTCGTCATCGTCGAATCAGCGACGCTGGCTTTCAACGAGCCGGTCTTCAAGGAGCGAGTCTCGTCCCAGATGTCCATCAAGGCATGGATAGCGGCTGTCAGGGGTCTCGGCTATACGGTCGAGGAGCCCGAGAACGAAGTCATCATTCTGGACGACCTGTCGTGATCTGGCGCGTCCTCGGCCTGCATGACTTCCACCGCTGGCTGGACGATCATCCAACCACTCGGCTCTTTTTTGCCCTCGTGCTCGCCATGATGGCGGTAGCCCATTGGGCTCCGATGCCGTGGCCGATCTTGATGGCGGTGGTCGTCATCTACGTGGGTCTGACGCGGGCCTTGTGGATAGACTAAGCCACTGGTGATGCATTGGGCTCGCGCACCATGCAGATCACGCAGTATTCGTCCTCGTCGGGCTCCGTGGCCGCAAAGGCATTCCACTTGTCCTGGTATTTGGCGAACTCCGCTTTCTCCTTGGCGTCGTTCTCTCCTGAGGTCCATCCCCGATAGCCGAACTGCCAGTAGTAGGGGACCAGCTTGGGCTCGCCTCTGATGACGTCGAGCATGATCGTGACGCCGTGCTGGTCGGCAAGTTCATTGACCTTCAGCATGACTTTGGCACCACTGCCCTTTGGGGCTTCGTTACGCCAGATGCCGAGCATGAGTTCGCCGCGCTCATGAAGATCGAGTTCGAGTTGGACGCCCAGCGTTTCCGCGTAAGCCATGGCTTCGCTGCGGACGGTCTCGGCGGGAGTCTTGACTGTTTCGGCTAGATCGATGAGGTTGCGCATACGGTATTTAACTGGTAGGCGAAAACTATGTCCAGCAATTACCTGTTCGAGAACGCTCTCCGGCTGGCCCGGCAGCACGACCCCAACTTCCAGCCCGGTAAGATTCTTCAGCAGAAACGACGGACGTCGCGAGCCATGACGCTGTTCCGGCCCAGGAAAGTTGTGCTGAAGGTCGGCCCGCTTCCGGCCGCCCCCGCTTACACCAGGATGGGCGTGCTGAAGAAACGACAACCGAAACCGCACGTCAAAGGCGACATCCTCTATGCCAAACTGTGGGCCGATGGTTGCATCAACCTCTACCCGTTCGAACTCGCTGGCTCCGGCTACGAGATCATCAAAGACGCCGTTGAGGGCGTCCACTACGAGTTCGTTTGATGTCGCGAGAAGCTGAAATCGACAAGGAGATGAAACTCCTGATCGGCAAGATCGTCCACGGTGACGCCACAGACGAAGACCGAAACAAGCTCACCCTTCTCCAGATGGAGCGGTCACGCCTGATGACACCGGAGAAAATCACGAGGAGGCTCGCCCGCGCCCCGAAGCGATGGTAGGGGCCGATCTTTCGACCGACCCCCGGTAGTCCTTTAGATCGTCGCTTTGACGATGACGCGAACGCCTTGTGCTGTGGCGGTGCAGGTCAGCATACGTTCCGTGGCGGTGCAGGTGCCGGTTGCCTCGAAAGGGTCTTGACCGAAGCTCATCATGACGACAGTCATGCCGCCATTTTGGGGTGAGCCACCGAAGACGACGTTTCCTGATTCGGAAAGGGCGAAGCCGATTGCCATGCCACCGTTTGCGTCGGTTTGTACGACTACGTGGCAGGCTTCCGGCCCGAAGGTGTCGGCGGCGATCTGCGCCGAGCAAGCAGCCGGGATGACCTGGGGCTCTTGGGCGGCGACAGGCGTGGCTCCGGCTGACAGCGAGAAGGCTGCCAAAGCAGCCGCGAAGTATTTGATCATTGGGTCTCCAAAAGAGAGGTTATGATCAACAATACTTCGCTGCAAAGTATTCGTCAAAATGATTAAATGGTCTTGGAAACCGGCGTTGCCCCAAGGACACGCATCATTGCTTCCAGCTTGTTGGAACCGAATGCTTCGATGACTTTGGCCTCGGTCATTTCGACCCATATGACATCGTTCGCCGTATCGTCATTCCAGTCAATACTGTATTCGTCGGCGAACTCAGCGTAGTCGGGGTCTTCGAGGTCCAGCATAGCCCAGGACTCGATGTCGTCCTTGTCCTTCGGCGAGGCGTCGGCATCCCAGTAGGTGCCGTCTTTGAAAACCGCGACATGACCGGTGAGGCGCCCGGCATCATAGAAGGCCCGGTTGAAGCATCCGACCAGCCCTCCGGCATTGGAGAAAACTACGCGGTTGATCGCGATGGCGGCCTGACCACAAAGGCCACCCATGCCTTGGAACTTCGGATAGGAAATCGCTCCCTCGTTGAGGCGCCGCGCCTCCCAGAAACGCCAGCCATCGGGCTCGACAGCCGGGGATGGTTTGACGTCATAGCCCAGGTTCTCGATGTAGTCGTAGAGGGCAGTAGCGACGCCCATGCGGCGAAAATCTTTCTCGACTTCGACCGTTCGAACGAACCCGTTGTCGCGATCATAGGCGGCGAACCCGATCTCGGCTCCGTCGAGGCGGGCAACCACGCCCATGACGTCTAGGCCGTCGTGGCTATCGTCGAAATCCGTGATGACGAACTCGCGTCCATCCTTGAGACGATGGGAAGTTTCGAACAGGGACATCCAGTTTCGCATCATCTATTTATAGACCCACACCAGCGGCTCAGCTATCATTCCGTCATGCTGATGAATCGCCGCACCGCTCTGGCCGCCATGACGGCCTCCACATTCGCCGCACCGGTCATTGCCAAGACGCGCTCGGTTGATGACCATCCCCTGATGCTCAACGCCATCGCCTACATTGGCACGCCTGATTACACCGCTACCGAGGGGGTGTTGAGAGGCCCCAAGTGGATAGAAACTGTTCTGAAAATGAATCGGCTCCTGCTGATCAAGCACGGTGACGAACTCTTCCCCGACCCCTCTCTGTATTTGAGGTCACCGGCCAACACGTTCGAACGCCATATTGAGCGTTCCAGCTATACGTTTGAGTTCGCCTTCGATGGTCGTCCACCAATCCCGGACGGCTACGAGAGCTACGAAGACCTCATCATCGATATCATGGTTGACCGGGTCTACGAGGACTATCTGGTCTTCCTCAAAGGGGCACCCAGTCGGTTTGGCGGACCCATCCGTCCCTATGTGCCGATCACAACCGACCGAGTGGTGATCAACGCCCGGACGTTCGAGCCCGAGATTCCGTTCAAGACTCGGTTCGGCGTCGCCTAAATATGGGATGCGCGCGACCGACCTCTTTGAGCAAACACTAGCCGAACTCTCCATGCCGACGACGCGAGATCGCGCCGAGATCATTATGGCTCGGGCTGGCTATCGAATCATGGGGAGGGGCAGCCACGGCAACGTCATGCACAAGGAAGGTGCCGATTATGTCGTCAAACTCTTCGATTCCAAAGATCGCGCCTACCTGGATTTTATCGCGTTCGTGAGGGCGAATCCCAACCCCCATTTCCCCAAGTTCATTGGTAAGCCGGTCGAGATCACGCCGGACTATTTCGCTATACGGACAGAGAAACTCGACCTGTCGTCAATCGACGTGAGTGATGTCGAACACATCCAACGCTACGTCACGAACGTTCGCGACTACGGCTACGCACGAGAGGACGCGCGGGAATACGTGACTGGTCTCCCGCCTGAGTTCAAAACTGCTCTCGATCTCCTGGCTGGCTTTCTGAAGAAACATGACAGCGAATATTTCTGCGACATCCACAACGCCAACCTGATGATGCGCGGCAGCACGGTGGTGATCTCTGACCCGGTCGCCGTGACGGGGAACCTCGTCAAAGACATCAACGAGAGCGCAGTCCGCGTCTTCGGCAACAAATACATCCGTCTCCTGACTGGCAAGTCTCAACTCCTCAAGCTGTTGGCACAGTCCCAGATTGGTGCCCTGAGGGGTTGGGTGACCAGCAACGGCGAGGTCTGGGTTTGGGACGCCATGGACTGGTCCCACGGCTGGGCCGGACGGCATGTTTTCAACGCCGAGAACCCCGTTTATTTCTGGAGCCCCACATCTCCGCCCGAAGAGTTCGAGCAAAATGGTGGTCGAGAAACTGTCATCGACTGTGGAGACTTCCTTTTCGACGCCACGCCGTGGCAACGCGAGAAGCAACGCGAAATCGTCTTGGCAAAATCTCCCGTCCTGGCTAAGCTGATCGGCAACCGCTAGCCAGCCCGAACATACTTGACCGCCGCCCGGTAGTTGTCGAACCACTCGTCGCCAAGCACATAGGCGGTGCGGTCCTGGTAGAGTTCCATCAAGGACAGTAGTGCCCTTTTCGAATCATCAGTGATGGCCATGTCAGACCATTCGGCCGAGAACTCGTCGCTGCCTTTTTGGGCGACGACCCGGACAGCACCGATCTCAATGGCGTCGTTGACGACAGCCCGCTCGGATACCTCGTCATGCTCGTCGAAGGTCGTTCCGAGCATGGCGGCTGCGGCCTCGCCGTGGGACATTCGCGAGCATGAGATGACCTCACCCTGTGGGGTAATCCAGTAGCCATATGTCGAGAACTCTATGCTCTCCCGAATGACGTTCATGAACTCTCTCATGAGCACTTCTTGATCAGGGACATGATTGCGTTGACGATCTGATCTGAGCCCGCATTGCTGCCATAGTAGCGATACTCTCGCTGCATCTGTTCGACGTATTTTCTGATCTCACCCTTGGACATGGGCTCGTACCCGGCCAACGTCACCTTCGTGATGGCAGAAGCGGGGATGTCGCCATAGACCCGCCACTCGTATTCGTCTTGGCTGGCGGTCTCGCCCTCGAAGGGGCGCATGTGGTCGGAAATGTTGGCGGTGTCGATGTGGAAGACAAAGCCGAAGGGTTGATCTACCGCTCGGGCAACATCGTAGAACCATTCGGCAACGTCTTCCCGCTCTGTGGTGCAGACGCTGTAGTCGTTGTGATCGTCTTCGTCTCGGCTCTCGTTCTGCTCGATCTTGCCAGAGAGGACGATAAGGGCCGCATTGTAGGGCGTCGTGCCATGATAGAGAACGGGCGGGACTTCCGGCTCATCTTCCGAAGCGTCTTCGGAAACGGCACCTCGGAGGGAAACTCCGCATCCCCATTTCTCGGCCAATGCCTTCAGCGCAGGGGGGATTGATTTGGGGACCAACGACACCAGATTCATCGTGCTCGTGATATAGAACATCGACACTGGGGAGCAATCGCCTTTCTCGGCGCCACTCTCGTCAAGGTTATTGATCAGTTGGGAATGAGTTCCCTGGAAGGCGTCGATGATGTAGACGTTCCCGCTCCGGTATAGATTGCCGCGCAGGACCATATCGTCTTGGTCGATGGCGATCTCTTCGTCGAAATCCCAACCTTGCTTTATGGCGGCTGCTCGGCCTTCTTTTTCAAAGGCCGGACGACGGGCCAACGCTCTGGATACGAATCCCCGAACTCTGGACCGCGACGGGTTTTCGAGAATTTCAAAATCATCCCAGGCCTCCGTGAGGCCTTGAGATTCGACGATGGTCATGAACTCACGCATGACCTATTTAGACAAGATATTGACCCCAACGTAGTATTCAGACAGTATAGTTTTCCCTCTAAACTATATTGGCAATGTCCCTCTCAGAAAACAAAAGATCACTTTCAGACTGCTTGCATATTTCCTTTGAAACAATCGAAGATGAGTTCGAAGCTCTTCATGCTAAAGTAGAGCAACGTCTCATCTCTTGCCCCTATATTCCGATTGAAGATAACAACACGGCTCCAAGACACAGCGGCGTTTACGCGATATTTCTAAACAGAAATCTCGTTTACATTGGTGCTACTATGGAACTTAAGCATCGCTTGCGTGAACATAGAAAGACCGTTCGGATGGCTACCGCCATATCTTCAGATGACGTGACCTACAAGTTTGTTTCCTGTGGTCGTCATCCCTCTGCTTCTATCGAAGGTAGACTGATCGAACATTACGAGCCGCCCTGGAACAAATCTGGCTTTGGAAGACGGCCTCGGGCCGACGCCAGACATCAAAGACCGTCCGCGTGGGACGAGTCTTTTGGGGCTCTAGGTCGAACGATTCAACCAGGAATATCAGTTAGAGAATAATATTGACCCAGACCGGACCAACTCCCGATACTCCGGTCATGAAAGTCATCACCCTCGAAAATCCCTTCTACAACGGCTTCGGAGCCAAAGACATGGCCGAAGCCGAACGGGCCCTGGCCGTCTATCAGGAAGCCTACGACGCCGTCGTGGCCGGAACCGCATACGCTCGCTTCATTGACGGCGACCGCAAGGGCTCGATCTGCCGTTTGGTCCTCGATAATGGAATAGGAGAGAGACCCAGCATCGAGCGATCTTGGCGGTCATGGGACAGAGATATCACCCACGAAATCAAGGGCACCCACATCGGCTGCCGGGCAGAATGGGACGGGCGCCGGAACAAGACCCGTTTCAGCATTCCTCATTACGAGGCTGAAGTCCTGCTCGACTACGAGGGACCAACCGTCTGGGAGAAGTTCGACGCCAAGACAGCGAAAGAAGAACTTCTGAAGAACCCCAACCAGAAAGACATCAACGGTAACGTGCTCGCGATTGGCGACAAGGTTCTCTACATCAACGCCCGCTATGGCTCCCGCATGGTCCTCGAAGAGGGCAGCATTGCTGAGTTCGCCGCGTCAGTGAACTCGAAGGGGCACACCATCGCGACCATCATCGAGAGCCAAAACGGCGAGATGAGTTCGCTATCCTATCCCGAGGACATGGTCTACTTGATGCCGTAGGCTATCTGAAACCCCCTGCTGGGCTCAACGGTAGAAAATGTCGATTTCCCGATCATCGGCAAGGAAAAGTCTCGCTATCGGCCCACCGGGCACTGACATGGGCTCATGGCTGATTTGCAGACGTTGCAGGCTGTTGAGGAAGGCTTCGAGGTCAGCGTTCTCTCCTCCTGTGACCAACAGGTCGAGATCATTATTGCTGAACCCCCGCTTGGCAACGCCACCAACGATTTCGACTTTGAGATCAAATCTGGTAGCCGCCGTTGACACGCAATCATCCCCAGAAGCGGCGGCCACGTCGCCGTTGGCCCCACGACGTTCAAGATGGCCGAAGGAATTGCGAAGGACGAGACCGATGGCTACGTGCTTCCGATGCTTCGCGTGGACCGCTTCGGCAACATCGAAGAGCGCACCGACGTCTGATTTTACCGTATAGGGTAAATTCCGGCCCTGAAGGGCCCCTAGACGCCCGTTTTTACCGTATAGGGTAAACGGGGTGCAGCCAGTCACGACGCGGCTTGACGGGCTTCGGAGGCGGCTGCATGGGGCACACGTCTTCGATCTTGGTCGCGATCAGGTGAGGGATTTTCCTCGGCACAAACTTCATGATCGCACAACCTCGAAGCCGATCAGGAGACGCTTCATCCGGGGGTTCTCTTCAATGCTGCGCTTGACGTGGTCGAAGTCGTCGTAGCCATAGGCGCCGTTCCAGGAATCGTTCCAGTTGATGATCAGGTAGCCGTCGTCACGCCACTCGGCGTGAAGGCCACTCATGTTGAACTTATTGCCCACCATCCCATGGTCGGCCAGATGGGCGTCCCAGATATAGATGTCGGCGTCGATGAAACCCCGGACGGCTTTGTGCTGCGCACGGATGGTGTCGAATTCTTTGCGGGAAGGGTTGTGGTAGACCTCGACGACCTGGGGTCCATAGATGCTGTTGACCTCGAATCCACCCATAAACTCCTCGGTGACGGGCTTTGCTGCCAGCACCTTCGCTCCATGAGCCTTGTAGGAATCGAAAAACGGGAGGTCGAAAGGATTGCTGACGCCCTCGGGGGTCTCGACATCATAGGACAGGCCGGTCTGTGCGCAGAATGCCCACCCGTGCGTACCGGGCCAAGACAGATCGCAGTCTTGGAACATCTGTTCCCAGGTCAGCCCCGGATATGGTTTGATATTCGGCCAATGCTGGGCAATCAGGGCTTCGTCGAATCCAACGGGGTCGTCGTTGTATTTGCCCTCGTAGCGGAAAATATTACCTATTTCGATAGATACGAAGAGGTCTGGGTATGCTTCCTCCAAGGCGTCGGCAAATTCGAAGCACTGGCCTCTGTTGATCGCGTAAGCAGTTGTGTTTTGCTCAGCTATCCATTCATCTCGCAGAGCGCAAACCGCCTGCGTTGGTGTCATCGCTACCGATTCTACAAGATTGCCGTTGAAGGCACCGTGCTGGACGTAGGTCTCAGTCGGCCCCGCAGGTTTGATCTGGCCGGGATGAAAAGTCACATAAGAGGTGTGGCCGGGGTCCTCGACCGCGTTCGTGTATGCGAAACCATCATAGCCATGACGGGAGAGCACTTCTGCGATTTTCTCGAACCGACACTGCTCTGCCATGATCTCCGTTCGCTCGTCAGACGAGATCGCCTTGAGGTCGTAGTGGAGCATATCGGTGAGCTTGTATGGAGTGTGGCTCAATCCCTGCCGGTCGTTAATAGTCAGGGGTTTGTGGATAGCAAGACGCACCGGAAAGAGATATCCGGTCGTGATGGAGCGAGGGCGACCGAGCGTCAACTCCGCCCGCTTAGTGTGGATACGATGAGCAGCAGATTTCTTCGAACCGAAATGGGTCATCGGACCCGCTTGCGTGATGTCAAAGTTGTCTGGAGAACCGTGCCAGACGATTTCGTCTACGCTTTCGATTAAATCAATGAGATGGCGCATCATTTTCCCAGCACCGCTTTCAGGTGATCGAAAATCTTTTCAGCCTCCATGCGGGTAACGTGGTTGTCCGTTTCGGAGGTCGGCCCTTCAATGTGAATGAGAACGCCGTCCACGCCTTCGATTTCTTTCTCGGTGACTTCGACCATGATGGTATTTCCGAGTTCATTCACGAATGTCTCGGGTCGCATGGTGCTTTCAATGAGGTCGATCAGGTGTCTCATAGTTCTCGCCAATCCTCGACCGTCATGTTGAAGAAGACGCTGACGTCGATTGCGTCGATAGAGGTGTCGCCCCGCTTCACGGCAGCCGCGAGCCGGTGACCGCCCTCGACAAGCTTCCATCCCTTCGAGACCTTACGGACCAGGACCGGAGGAGCCTTCGTGGTCATCGCGGCGTATTTGTCTACGGCCAGATCAGAGACTGAGCGGCGAGGACTATAGAGGACGCGTGGGTCCAGAGTCAGGCAGTTGACCATGAAGAGCCCACCGCCCTCGCCCTGAACGTTCAGGTTTTCATCGCCGAAAATGAACTGCGAAATGTAGGTGTCGTTGAAGGACATGATGCCATTGTCGGCCATCCAGAACTCTTCAAAGGCCGGTGGTCCGTTGTCGCTCTGGAACATGTCCAGGATGTCGGCTTTGGCGGATGCGGGAAGCTGATCGACGTCCACGGACGTGATCGGCCGAGCTTCTTCGATGAGGTCAATGAGGTCGCGCATCAACGTCTCGACCCCACGACGGGAATCATCTTCAGCCCAAGCTTCCGATAGTGTCCAAGTCGGTGCATGCCGTCTTCCCACCCTTGGCTGCTCCAAATGAGGGGCCAGACTTCGTTGAAGACCTTGGGGTTCATACCGCTCGGTTTTCCCCAGAACTCTTCGAACGAGACACCGTCATCGAAACCATTCTGGTTCCAGATGATCTTCATCAGGTCATCAATGGGTACTTCGACGTAGCCGTAACTGGACCGCTTGTAGTGGGTGTTCTCGCCCTCATAGACCATCCACCTCGTAAGGGCTTTCTGCGCTGGCTCGGGGAGTTGAGCATACGGGAGGAACGAGCCACCGTAGCGTTTCACCAGCATGCTGGTGCTGACAACTTTGCCCGATGGGGCTTGCTCGCAGATGATGTCGAGATAGCGCATCACCTATTTACTCGTTTGACCAAATGGCCTATTCGTCTCCTATGCTGAAATCTCGTGACCCCGCCAGTCTCCGTTGGGTGTTTCTCTATGATCGGCCGATGATCAAGACCCGCCGTGGAGAGGTCATTCCCGTACTGACCAATCATCGGCGCAAGAACGTGATGGTGGCCGAAATCGCATTCGTGCGAGAAACCGACGACGACGCGCTCACGACGAGCTTCAACCTCTTCAAATGGAATCGGCTGACTTCGTTCCAGGAATCTGCGGAGTGGGCATGGCTACAAGAGATCGCGCCCAGTGCTGAGTTCGTCACTGGATTCACCACCAACGGGTCACTGGTCATTCGGGACCAGAAAGACGTCGCCAAACTCCTGCTCATGTTCGGCCCCCACGATGACCCCGAAAGGTATTGGTCACAATGACCGCCATCGCGCACGTTCACGGTATGCCGATTTTCGAGGCGCCGAAAGAATTTCATCTGTACCTACCCGACTACACCGTCACGCTGGTGAGATCATCTCCGAGGATTCCTGGTGGAACGCTGGCCAACATTAAGGCCAAGCTCCAGTTTTCATCAGAAAGGAAAACACCCGAAGGGTCAGCCAAGCATCATGATGCTGAGTTCGCGTGGCTGGCTGAAAACGTCAAGGAAAGGGCGACGATCTTTTGGCAGCCCGTCACCATGGGGCCCTACTCGTATCCGATGTATATCGTATTCCAGCAGCAGAAAGACTGCGCGGCATTCATGCTGGCAACCGATCACCAAGCCGATTACCAGTAGCGGGCGGGGACCCACTGAGTGCAGAACTGCGCGGCTTCCTCGGGGTCCTTGGTGACGAGAACGGGCTCCTGGCTCCACGGGTCGTATTGGTCGGGTTCTTCCTCGTCCTCGCCCAAGGGCTCACGAAGACCGAAACCGACCTCGGGGTCGTATGAAGCAACAACCTGAACGCCGACGTTGAAGCTCAACCACCAATAGTCGCGTTTGCGGTCATAGTCAGTCGAGCTACCGTGGCGACAAGCATACTCGGGAATCTTCTCGCTCAAGGCGACCAGGAACTTCTTGATTTCCCGCTCGGCGCGGAGCTTGCGGACAAACTCCAATGACAGGGCATCGCCGAGTATGCGACTCGGAATAGGTTCGCCAGTCGCGAGACAGTTGGTCGTGTTCGAATCTGGCCCATAGATGGGCTGGAGGGAATATCCGACGATCTTATCCATCGGTGCAGTATAGAGATCAGGGCTGTGAAAGCAATGCCATTTGCTCAGCGTGATACTCGGGATAGGCGAGCGCGACCTTGCCAAGTTTCCGGTGCCCGTCCGTGAAGCCGGTGACGACGAAGGAGCCTACCTCGGCCAGAGATTGCTGCCACGTCGTTCCGTCCGCCGCGTCTTCCCAGCCCCAGTCGTAGTCGAACGCCAGCGTGGAATCAGCCATGAGATCGGCGAGACGAAACTCGACGATGATGGGAGTCGACTCGGGGTCGTATGGGAAATGTCCTTCGTCGTTGAGTTCGGTCTGACAACCATTCTCGTATGAACGATCTGCGTAGCTCTCCGCCTCATCGCGATCTCTTGCCAGGAAGAGATTGGTGGAGCCAGTGTGCGCGGCAGTCCAGAGACGCATGATGGTGCCATGGTAGACGAACTCTGGCAGCGAGGCCGACTCGGCTAGCATGATGAGGTCCCGCATCGTGGTCTCCACGACGGGCCTGCGCTTCCGCTTGTCGCCCTTCTCCGCATAGAAGAAATCGACCCTGCGACCGTCAGCGAGGAACCATCCCTCCATGGGGATTTTGTCGATGCGGCCCTTGAATGCGGCACCCATGGCCTGCATCGCATCGGCCGCCTCATCGGCATGGCTGAACTCGGCGTTCTTGGTCAGGACGATATCGACGTCCTTGTCGCTGTAGCCCTTACGGATGACGCCGCCCACGATCTCCAGGTCGTAGCCGCGAACACGAGACTGAAGATCGGCGACGAACGCTTTCGCGTTCTCAAGAGTCCAGGGATGCATCAGCGAACCTCCAGGACATAGTTGGGATAGAGGCGAGACAGAATCGGGTGGTCCACGCAGTAGCGGTCAACATTTTCCCGCTGCTGAATGTTCCAAAGATTTTCTGAGCCACCCGGCTTGCCCACCGTTGCGATGTCATCATCGCGATTGATGAACGGGCCTTTTTTGTCAAGGAAGATTCTGCCAATGATATCGTGAGATAGGCCCAAAGAATCCGCACACGCGAGATGAATGATATCGGTGCTGAACACGTACAGGTCTTCTGGCAAGACTATGCAGCGCACCTGACCATATTCGTCTTTTTGTATTTCGCGCATGAGTTCTTGGCGCGACGGGTTTTTGAACACGTCAACACCGTGCTTGGTCTGGTGGCACCATTCCTCGACGATTGCGATCAGGTCTCTCATCGGTGGATGTTCACGTCAGTCTTGCTGAACGCTCCGGTATTGGCGGCGGCTTTGATCTGATCAGGACGGAAGGCCACGTAGGAGTGATGGACGTGGCGCCCATAGAGGCAGGTGTCGTTGTGCATCAAGCCGTCATAGCCGTTCGCTCTCGCCCACGCGACCACGACCGAGTTGTCCCAGACGATTTTGTCGGCAAGGACTTTGGCAGGACGGGACCATTCGCCGTTCAGGCTGACAGCCTCGCCGCGAATAGCGGTCATGATGCGTTCGGCCTCTTCTTGTCCGATGCTTTCCAGTCGGAGATCGAGCGGGTTCTTGAGGCACAAATAGGCTTCCAGGACGTCCCCCTCTTCGGCACCGTCCATGTAGCCGTGCGCGACGAATTCGTCATCGGTGAACCACGCGACGTCACCCATTCGATCAGCGAACTCCATTTCTTTCGAAAAGCTTTTCATCAAACCGTCTCGTTCGAAAGCCTGTCTGAGTTTCTCCGCATGGCCGGTCGGCATCACCGACCATCGTTGGGCTCGGCCGCGATGAACCAGAATCGGAAGACCCCGTTCATCAACAACTTTCGAACCGGCGAACCACTGCTGGAATTCTGGAATGTTGACCACATCCTTCGGCCAGAGTTTCTTCAGAGAGTCGGCCTCATGGGGCTCGGCACCCTCGTCGTCATCACCCCATCGAGAATAGTCGTAATCGTCGTTCTGTTCGATGAGATTGATGAGATCGCGCATCCGATATTTAGCGGCGGAAGATGCGGTAGTTGAAGTTCTGATCGCGGTCCCAGACGTAACCATCCGGCATCACGCCATTCTTTTCCGCCGCATCCAGGAGACGATCATATGCGGCTGCGCGCTTTTCCTCGCGGTTATCGACGGAGAACCTGATCTCTTCAGGCTCCCTTTCTGCGATCACACGAAGCATCGAAGACACGACGCCGCTGAAGACCTTGAAGGGGGCGTTATGACCTAGCAGCATGGCGGTCTGGCGACCACGGTCGTCCTCGCCAGTGAAGCTCATGTAGTATTCGTTCTCACCGTCGTCGGAGTAGGCGACCACATATTTGCGACCCCCGACTGTAAATTCATGCCCGGAGATATCGGGGTCCTGGAAGGGGGTGACTTCCGCATTGGTGTTGAGGGCTTCGACGAGGGTGATGAGATCGCGCATCAGGTATTTATTGACCGGGGGCGCGGCGTTCGGGCAAGCATCTCTGATGAAGCCCAGCGAGATCAACTGGCTCCTGGTCGCCCTCATCGAGCCAGAGCCATACAATCGGAAGAACCACCGCGCGCCGCGACCCCTCTACGAGGCGGTCAGGGACATGGAGACCTTGCTGCTGGACCCTGATCGCTGGGAGCGCGTCGATGGCTACGAGTTCGTCCACGATACCGGCATCCGCATGCTCCTCAGGGAGACCGAGCCTACGACCCTCTTCCCTGACATCAAAATTTCTTCGCTGGTCATGTTCTGGATGGACGGCAAGCCGCCGTTCAGAATACGGACTGAAAACAGCATCACGCGGGAGTTCTATGCGAAGATACTTTTCAGGGAGGCCAAGGCCTGCTTCGACCGGGTGGCATTGCTCGCCAAACTTGCGGCTGAATAGTTGACAACGCTGTAGAGGCATGTAGAAAGGGGTCTCAACGGAGCCCCACCTATGCGTTTCAAACCAACGTCCGCCGAAAAGAAAACCATTCGCGCCCTCGCCAACACGGTGGCTGGTCGTTCGGTGACCACGATGCGGGCGACGTTGCGCCATAACGTCAACGACAACTCCATCGAGCCGAACATCAACATCGCTCGTGTGACTCGTCTCCCCGAGGGATGGTCGGACACCGACGTCACGGACTCGAACGGCTGGGACGTCTTCGCCGATGGTTTCTACTTGACCGACGACGGGCGCGGCGTGGTGGATTTCTACGTCTACGAGACCAGCGGCGACCGCGAACTTCGCACCAACATCCAGGTCCACGTCGAGAACGGCCAACTGGCCAAGATCACGGAGGGCAACCGGGTCCTGTGGACGCCGGAGGCCGAATCCCAGGCCGCATGATGCGTCTGGCACGAAGCCAGATCGCCCTTACCGATGTGGCTTACAAGGCCATCGCGTTCGGCATCGCGCGCCGGGTATCTCGCCACATGAACTCCTATGGGACCGGGACCAACTGGACGGCGGCGACCATTCGGCTGAGCAGCGACCGTGAACTCCATATTAGCGACTACACGGGCAACTCCTTCATACTACGGGGGCCTGCCGTCTATGAGACTACTGCGCATTTCGATACGAAATGGCTGACGCACCACGAATGGGTGGTAGTGGCCAAGCGGAATTATCTCGCCGACCCGCGCTTACCCGATGAGGAAACCTTCATCATGCTCCTAACGGGTGAACGCGAGGTCTTCGACCGCGACATGACGTTGGCGGCTCTGGCTGGTCTAGACCAAGCCGACTAGCAGACCATCACCTTGCCGGTCGCGTGCTCGATCATTTTGGCGAACTTCTCGTTAACTTTCTCGGCAATGTACCTGAGAGCCGACTGGGCGGATGCGTGAAGGTCTTCGGTGGGGCGGGGCAACTTCTTGCCACCCAGAGTCATGAACTCCGGCAGTTCGAGGATGACGTGACCGCGCACCATATACTGGGTGAAGAGTTCGCAGACAATTTCGAGTTGCTCGCCGCCGAGAATGTTGCCTTCGCGAGCCGCCCGGAACGTGCAGATCGCTTCCAGGACTTCGTAGATGTCGTCCTTCTCGACGTGCCCACCTGTACGGGGGTCGCCCCGATAGGCTTCCGCGATAGCGAACATCGGCGAGTGGTAGATCGAGTGAAAGTTGATGTTCGACCTATCGATCATCGCGTGTGCCATCCGGTGGACAATCATCCACGGCGTCATGGGGTGCCGTTTGGCTCCGCCTTCGTTGTGGGTCAGGATGACGATGAGGGCGTTGGGATGCTGGCTCTGGACATCGCCAATCCGGTTGGTGATCGCCTTGCCTAGGGCCTGCCAGATGCCGGTATTCCTGTGGTTTGGGAACTTGACGCTGTCAGGGTTGAACACGGCACCGAAGTCGAGGTAGTTTCGAGCGATGTCGATGCCGGAGTCGTCATTGAGGAAGAAGACGTAGACGGGCATTTCGAACTTGGCGAAATATCGCTTCAGGGCTGCTTCGCTTTCGGGC